GACGTGTGCTCTTCCGATCTTTTACGAGTTAATATAATGTCGTAAAACAGTTCGTGTTCTTTGATTGCTTCCGGCGTTTCTCGGTATAATTTCAGCGGCTGGATGGTACAAAATTCGTTTTCAACAGTTCCGCCGCTTAAAATGTCGATGCTTTCAACGTGCTGTGCTGAAAAATAATATCTTGCTATTTCTTCAAGATCGGCATTGATTTTTGTATAGAAATAATCGCCGTTAATTTCGTTTACTTTTATTTCAAACATATTCCCTCTCTTTCTCCCGGATCAGCGTCCGGGGTGAATGTTTTTTGTTTTCCTTTGATGGTTATATAATACACTAAAATTTAATGTATGTCTATTGACATTATACACTAAATTATGAAGTATATAAAAACAGTGCTTTGTGCATATTGTACATTGCGTTTTAGTGTATAAAAATGATATAATAATCCATATAATAAGGAGGTAAGAACATGATTAAATATAAACGAAATATAATTGATATGATGACAAAAAAAGGGGTTACTACTTATATAATAAGGAAAAACAAGATATTTACGGAAAGCCAGTTGCAGCAACTCCGCAATGATCGCCTTGTGACACAGGAAACACTTGATAAATTATGTACTATATTAGAATGTCAGCCGGGTTATTTGCTGGAGTATTTGCCCGATGAAAATACAAAAGATTTTGAAGAAAAGGTATTGACATACATTAAAAATTGATGTATACTAAAGATAGTTAAAGAAGAACAGCACATAGCCCCCAGGACGGGGCGGATCAGGAGGAAAAAATGATTAGAGTAAACGGATGGACCAATCACATGGAGAAAATCGGAAACAAGGAATACCATGTTTCTGTAGACAGCTATAAAAACTATCTTGTTAAGATTTACAACGGGGCGGAAATATTTCCATCCCAGACGGTTACCTTTGGGGATCTCGGCAAAGTAGAAAGCTTCCTGAATGAGGAAGCGAGAAAAAGCGGAAATGAAAGACGTTTCCGTGGTACATATGAATGGGGAGGAAGTAAGAAATGAAGAGAAGCTAAGAAATCAGAATCCTGATGCAGGACTACTGCACCAGGGAAGAAGCAAAAAAGCACCTCGACAACGGCTCTATTGTGATTTCAAAAAGAGCCTTTAAAAAAGATTTCGAAAGCTATATGTCCGAATGGGACTATAGTGACGAGGAAGTTGAGGAAATCCGGGAAATGATCCGGACAGAAAAGCCGCTTCCGGACTGGGGAGTAGTTAAATATAACGGCAGTACTTACTTTATCGCTTACGTTTTGTAGGTAACTGTTCACATGTGCATATTGAACTCCTTGAGGTTTGCGGCTAAAATAGTTGTATAAACTTCAAGGAGGAAAAACACATGAAAAACATTGACAAGATGAAGAACAGCATAATTGAGCAGATCAAAGGAATGGATCTGGAAGAATTTAAGGATTTCAATTATGCGATGCTTGGCGGCGAGGCAGTCCCGGACGGCTTGATAGATACATCAGAGCTTTTTGACTGCGAGCTTTGCCGCAAACACTTTAATTGCACCGGCACCGGCAACGGTGACTTTGACGAATGCAGTCGAAATTATGAAAAATACGCACTGTCAGAAACAGAAAGTTAATAGTCCCATTGTGGAAAAGAAAAACCCCTGGAGATTATCCAAGGGCTTAAAATCTTTTTTTATGGCGGCTAACGAGGGGAGAACAGACCCGCCGCCGAAGTCTGTTAAATTATTCATAGCACACAAACGTTTGCTTTGTCAAGAAAAATATTTTTTGCTTTTGGCTTGACAGGTTTTTATAAAATGTGCTATCGTGTCACTAACGAGGAACTCAGGAGGGGCGAGCCAATCGGAAATTAATAAAGATCATTCAGCCAGGTAACCGGATCAGACGCCGGAAACCTGGCTTTTTCTGTGTCAGAACACCCCTGTAATTATATTATATATAATCCCCTATTAATTAATTCTATACAGTATCGTATAATAACATCTTTTAAGCCCCTCCTAGATTCTGAGTTTATTAATATATACTTAGATACACTATATTATAATATATATAGCTCTATAACACTGTATATTGAACTATAACGGATTATTTTATCAATAGGTCTTTTATTATACCTTGAGTAATAAAAATAAATTTATGCTTGCATTAACAGTTTATATGTGCTATTGTAAATGGCAGATAAGCAAATACATTTACGATTTTTAAACAAAGGACGATATAAAAACTGAAAAGCATTTACGGAACTTCCGGCACTGATCGCAGCTGCTGGGTGTGTTCTTCGATTGCTGACCGGTTTATTATCGTCCTTTTTATTTCACTAAATTAATAGATTAACGTTGTAAAGTGAGGCGATACAGTGAAAGATAATACTATCAAAACGGAAAAGGAAACAGAAGTATATTTGAGCAATATTAATATATATGCTGATGAATATATTAACACAGTGTTATGTGTATCACCTGATAGTGAGAATTACAGAAAAGAAGTAGCTGATAGTTTTGTCGATATGATATTTTATATTGCTGATCACATACAGAAACCTAGCAACGATGATATAGAATTATTAGATCATATGTTTAGCGTGTTTGTAAGGTTGTGCAGCAAGTATCATGTTTTACCGACTCTGGAAGTATTTAGCTTTCTGGTAGGGATTAACCGCTCAACGTTTAGCGATTGGATGCGCGGGGACTATAGAACCGCCACAGCACATAGCAACACGGTGAAAAAATGGTTCGATATTTGCAAAAACTGTACGCTTAATAGATTGCATAACCAGCCCGGAACAAACGCAAACCTGATCTTCGTTGCGAAGGCTGCATACGGCATGGCAGAGACAGCACCAGTCCAGGCGGATCATGTGCAAGGCATCCCGCAACAGTCAGCGCAGCAGATCGCGGACAAGTACAAGGACGCGCTGGAACTACCGGAGATGGAACGACCGAAACTGTGAACTACCTCCCGGAAACGTCCACGAGGTGCGGACAAAAGGCGGTAGTTAGCACGAAAACAGCGATATTTATACAATGTGTATAGTTACAACACCAGTATTTGTGCATGTTGTATAGCGATCTATAAAGAAAACGAGAGTTTGTCGTATAGATGAAATGATGAGACTATCACAGTGTCCTCTGACTACTGCCGAAGGCCGAACAACGACAGCGTGATCCGGTGCAGCGGGTCCCATGGGGCGGCGGGCTGACCGGATAGCGTACGGGGGAGACGGGGACCCCCTTGGAGGGAAAGCCACCAGGAGCCGGGTGAGCCCCCAAAGCAAATGAAATAACAAAAAGGCCCTTTTCACATGGCAGAGATAGTGATTCGAACACGACAAGCCGTAAGCCTTAACGGTTTCTCTGCCAACACAAAATAAGGCAATACCAAGAAAGGCAGGTATATGAAATGAAAATTGGATATATAAGAAAAGTAAGATTTGGAATTGACATTGATATTAAACGTGAACTTTTGTTTTGCAAAGGGATATCTGAAATTTACACAGATTCCGAAAACAGTAGAGATGAATACCGCAAAATGATGTCAATTCTGTCTGATTCCGATGAGTTATATATTTGGTCTATTGAAGAGCTTGGAGATGAGCAGGAATAAATTCTTGAACAATGGAGATCTATAACAAGCGGCATTGGAACAAATGTTACAGTTATCAGTTGCCCTGCTATAAAAAGCAAAAGAGATGTGACATTAGAAGAGAAAATGGTGAGCGATATGGCGTTAAAGATTCTCTCGTATAACGCTGAAACGTCAATTAAAGAGTTGAAAAAATTGGAGATATTTTATGACGAAGAATAGAGGTTGTCAAGGTGAATCCATCCGCATCCGGTTACCGTACCAATTGGAGCAAAGACTTATAGCCGAAAAGAACCGAACCGGTAAAAGCGTGTCACAGATCACCCGTGAAGCCTTGACACAGTATTTTCGGAAAAGGTAGGTAAAAGACGATGCTTGAAAAAATTTTAAAAAAACAAAAAAGGTCTTCTGAATGCCATCCGCTTGAAAAGCCTTTAGCTCATGATCGGACGTACGAGTATCATCACAAGAAAGCTGTTCTGGAGGACGAAAGACTGTACGACACGGAATCGGCGAAAAAGGTTTTTACGGACAAAGCTAGTTTGGAATATATCGCACTCGGAAGAGCAGTGCAAAGAGCTTACTTCTTAACTCCGAACGGGAATTGGTTTTCAGCTGAAGAAAAAATCGAGACTGAAAGCGGAATCACTGATGTCGGCGATTATCGTATACAGGTCACAAAAACCATTTACACATACAGTGATCTTCGGATAGAGCAAAAATGCAAGGTTAAAGACCTGATTGGAAGAAATGACTATGAGTTATACAAAGAATATTTTGGAGAGGTAAAAGAGGCATGAATAAAGAAAAAGGAATCTATGAGCTGTTACCGTCAGAACCAGTTGATGTAGCAGCTATGCTGATAAAAGCAACGGTTATTACAGACGCACCGGTATTCGCACTGTCCCCAATGCTTGAAGGCAAAATGGTTGCAATTCCGAAATACGATCCGGTTCAGCTTCAGGAAATCGCAGAGCATCTTCTGGTGTACTGCAATGCACAGGAAAGGGGATATGAAAATGTCTGTTGTGAAGATTGTAAATCCGAATCCGTATGACTGGAGGGGGACACAGTACTTTATTGACGAACATAAAGTACCGAGGGTAAAATCGGTTGATTTTCATGTTTCGGTCGATGAAGTACCGACGTTTAACTTTGAAATGATGGGAAGACCAGATATTGAAATGGAATGTCTAGCACAGATTAGTGTTAGTTCTCAATCAATTACTGATGCAATTTCAATTTTAAGACACGAACTGCTTCAACGTGGAGAAATATACCAAGGCTTCAAATCAAGCCTGAAATCGGCTCTGGAAATCTATTCTACATGTGGACTTCCATTTGAGCCTGAAGAAGAGACAGCAGAAAAGATTCTTGATTTCATGATTGGAGAAAAACGATGAGGACGATATTTACGATAATCGCACTTGTCATCAACATCCTGATGTTCGCTTCGGCAAGTTTTGAGATCGTGACAAATAACAACAAAGATAAATGGGAATCTGCCGCTTGTTCGATGATTTTTATTGGAACCGGAATAAGCGTGATTTTATTTTTAACATCCCTGTGAGGTGAAATAAATGTTACTGGCATTTCCGATGGTTTTAATTCCGCTGATATTGGTCGAGTGGATTAAAATAATAAAAGCAAAGGTACAGCCCTCGCCGTGTGGACTTGGAGGAAGGTTCATCACAGACAGGACGAGGCATGAAATTCCTAGATAGCCTGTATCAGTACGGATTTATGATAATGAAATAGATATCCAAAACCAAATTTCCTCCAAATGAGTTACGACTGATACAGGCGTTCCAGGATAAACATAAATATAGCAATGGTGTTTTTGAAGTATATCACGTGCGGCAGGGTTGAGCGACTGCCGCAACATAGCGCATTGGCGAAGCGGTAACGCACCGGACTTTGACTCCGTTATGCGTGGGTTCGAATCCCACATGCGCCGTTCTGCATCGAGTTTATATCTTTTTCTTGGTGCAGATTGGATTTTCTTTTTCCTTTTTTAACGAAATACCCTTTAACCACCTATCGCAACGGCGATGACTAAAGGAACAGTCAAACGTTCCGGGTGGTTTTAACCTTTGTTGCGGCTGGTGGCCAAGAACTGCAACAGTAGTAAAAAGACAGATATCACATCGACCCTGTATCTTTTTGCTACTCAGGAAGCTTAGCTCAGTTGGTCAGAGTAACCGGCTCATAACCGGTCGGTCCTGGGTTCGAACCCCAGAGCTTCCATTTCTCCCGAAGCTGTCCATCCGTTTTGTGGATAGAAAAAACTGCCGAATGTGTGTATGTGGGTTGTTTTTCAGAAGGTACGTAACGGCGTAGCCGGATTTGAAAAAGCAACTTCCCGTTCGGTTCTGTCTCTGAGTTGAATATGTCGCCAATGAGTGCACGTTGACGACAGGGAGTTTTCAAGAGGCATTTCAGGAATAATCCTCCGAAACAACTCCGTGGGACTGGCACGGATGAAAACAGTCTAGTGGAAAGCATAACACGATAAACCTATTGCTAACCCGGGAATCCGGGTTATTCGGAATGTGCAAGTAACTGGGAACGACCTGGTCGTAGACTAGGTCTTGATGGTTCGAATCCATCCGTTCCGCTTGTCTGGAGCCTGAAAGTTTGGCGTGGGAATAGCGCAGGGCAGCGCATGGGAATGTAATTCCGAGTTCCGGACATGTTTGCTGCCTATCGGATTGTAAAGTGGTCTCCCTTAAAGTAGGCAATAAGTGAACGTGTTGAAATGGTTCTTCCAGATATGTACATCGCAGGATGGAGAAGCGGAATCTCGCAAGGTTCATACCCTTGAGAACGGCGGTTCAAATCCGTCTCCTGCAATTAATCCGTCTATCGTTCAGCGGATTAAAGCAAATTCTCAATATACCTTCTTTCTATGAATGTGGAACTCAACCCAATTGCTCTTTCATTAGAACAATTGACCGTGACAGACGTCATGGAATGTAGCTCAGTGGTAGAGCAGTGACTTACAAGTCATGTGTCGCAGGTTCGATTCCTGCCTTTCCGATTCCGGTAAATTGCCATTATCGGAAAGCATTTCCAAAATGCTCAAATTTACCTTCTGATTGGTTCCGGTGGTTCACGTTGGGTGACGATGCGTGGTTCAAGTCCACCCACCGGACTTTTTATTTTATAGAAAAAGGTTACTTGGTGATAGCTGTGAATGTTGGGAGGGTGTAAAAAATGAAAATTCATGAAGTGATACGTCTGAGAAATGTATACGGTGGAGAAACGACTCTTAATGACCTTGTAAGTCTAATACAAGGAAATAGAATTCATAGATGCCCGAAATGCGGCGGAAGTGGAACTACTATCAAAAGAGTAAATCGTGCACAATACTGGGAGTGTTGCGATGATTACAAAGAAGTGGAAGTCACTTGCGACCTATGCAACGGTGAAGGATACACTGAGAAAAGATACGAGCCTAGAATGGTGCAGGATGGATGGAAATGCGAATAGCAGGTAAAGAAATCAAAGATGAATGCTCCAAATGCGGAAATATCCTCGAATGCGAATTGTTCCGTCAGGGGCATGGAATAAAACAGGAACGTGAGAATATAGCAAAGATGATCAAGTGCCAGATGAAGCACAGGGAGGAAAGAGAGAAATGAACGAATTGAAGGTATTAAATGAGCAGGAAGTGTTAGGAAAACAGTTTAAGGTTTACGGAACAGCAGAGGAACCACTGTTCCTGGCTAAAGATGTAGCGGAGTGGATTGAGTATGACACATCATCAGTGCATAAGATGCTTACCAATGTAGACGATGATGAAAAGGTTCGGAAGAATGTTCCGACCCTTGGAGGAACACAGGAATCATGGTGCCTTACCGAGAACGGACTTTACGAAGTCCTGATGCAATCCAGAAAGCCGATCGCAAAGCAATTTAAGAAAGAAGTCAAAGAGATTTTGAAAACCATCCGTAAGCATGGCATATATGCTACAGACAATGTTATCGACAATATTCTCAATAATCCAGACTTTGGCATCGAACTTCTGACCAAACTGAAAGAGGAACGTGCTGCAAGAGTAGAAGCTGAGAGAAAGAACGCTATTCTGATGCACGTCAATAAGACGTATACCATTACTGAGATTGCTAAAGAACTGGGACTGAAATCAGCGATGCAGCTAAACCGGATTCTGGCAGAAAAGAAAATCCAGTATCAGGTGAACGGTACGTGGTTGATGTACTCCAACTACAGTGACTGCGGATATGAAGAAATCAAACAGGAAGTATTGGATTCTGGAAAAGTAATCTACCACAGGCGAATCACACAGATGGGACGGGAGTTTATTCTTGATTTGTTTGAGAAAACAGCATAATTAAAAGGAGAATCGCCATGATTAAAAAACTCTGCAATCTATACATAAAACACAAGACAAAGAACCTCACAAGGATTCCACTGTTTACAATGACTTTTAACTGGCGGAAATTCCAGAAAGAAGGAAAAAAAGGCAGTTGCATAATGTGCACGATACATCCAGACATTGCAAAAGACCCAATCTTAAAAGAAAAACTCAGTGAATGTGTAGATCATATCCGCAACAATTACGATATGGAAATATTTACCAAGATTTGAGGGGAGGAAACCATGAGGATTGAAGATATGAAGAACTGGACGGTAGATCAGCTGAAGAAAGAAGTTGTCCGACTATCTGAAGAATGTGAGAAAAGACAGCATGAAATTTTGGATTTACAAGAACACCAGATTGAGCTGGAAAGAGATTGTGATGTGATGATGATGTATGGAGAACCTGAATTAATTAACGATGCGCAACCAGATAAAAAGGAGACAGATTTTGCTGCAAGCTTAAAAATGTATAAAGATCAGCATCAGTCTGACTGTATCACAATCAACCAGCTTCAGACCGCATTGGACGTAATGGTCGACCGATATGCAAATCTGAGAAAGATTCATGGGGTGAGTTGATATGGGCGTAGAAACAAAAAAGTTAGCCAGAACGAAGGGCGAGCCTGTCAAAGAAATTGCTGACTTTGCAAAAACACATCCGTACGAGTATATGAGAAAATGCTTAGAGCAATATCCGTATTGGGGAAACAAGGACAATGGTTTTAATCGACAGAAATTTTAAGGAGATTTTAAATGAGTATCAAATCAGCATTTGAATCTGAGGGAATAGATTTCTCTCAGGTAATGAATCCACCGGAGCCGTGGGACGGACGGGCATTAATAAAGAACATCAATGGCAAACTGTGGTATTGTTGCCCTTTTTGCGAGAAGAAAGCACTTCTGATTAGCCCAGAGACAAAAATTCAGCATCTTAAATTGAAATGCAAGGGTAGCAACTGTAATAAAGAATTTGAGGTGAATGTATGAAAATTGTGGTTAAAAGGATTCCGATTGAGATCATCGAACTTGGAATAGAAACATATGCGCAGATTGATATCGAGGAAATTCTTCTTACATCTTATCCGCCAATTACAAAGACCGTTTTAAAATTTTATACTGAGTACACTGCATTTGAATTCCAAAAGGAATATTCAGTAAAAATAAAAAATGATGATATGGTCATAAAATGTTATATTGGAAGACTTTCAAATATTCTAATTCAAAAAGACGCAGGAGAAAGAACTGCTGTTGAATGGTATCCGGTTATATGCGATTCGGAGGTACATAATGAAAATAATCCTTTGACTTGTTATATAAACCCACCTTATCCAGAAACAAAACTTGATAAAACTATAAAAAGAATCAATGAATCACAGAAATTTGATTCAGTATTCAAAATTGACTTTGATGAATTTTTTGAGCGACATACCAGAATGGAATTGGCACATATCGCACATGAAATTATCAATTATTTGGAGGAACCAGATGAATATAAAACGGATTAAATGTATTTTAACAGGCGGATGTAGATTCCGGGATTCAGCTATTTCAGAGTGCGACGATAAAGAAAAGACCTGTACCATTACGGAAACTTGCTGCAAGTGTGGGAAGAAATATACAGCCGTATTTACTTACAAACAATTAGGGATTCCAGATTGAGGTGAATATATGAAATATGGTGTAGTGAATTATCCCGTTAAGGTTATTGATGAAGAAATCATTAATGCACTGGCAGACATTGAAATACATCATGAAGAAGATAAACGAATTGTTTTGGTAGAATGCGTCATGAATTACACTGATCTTCCGGAGGAATGCATTCTTGAAATTGGATATCTTAAAAGAAAATTCAAACTCATGCATACTGAATCTGTTGCATCAGAATCAGATATTTATAAGTTGAAATTTATGTTCGAACGAGTAGAAGATATAAATAAAAAAGACGAGTGGTGGGATTCACTTAGAAGCATCGTGAGGTAATGTATGATATGGAACGAAGAAATATCCTTTGATGGATTTCAAAAGAAGATTGATGAGTGGTACAAGGATAAAGACTTTGAACTGTGCGACCCACCTATCAGCGCTCAGTTTGCCTTAGACTTAATTTTCAAGACATTAGTAGATGATAGAGAAGATTATCCGTATCTCACAACTATGTCAGAAAACACAGAACAAACAAATAGCATCATGCTTGATTTGATTCTTCGGAAATACAGTCGCAAATACAGAAAATACTTGAAATCAAAAAGAAAGATGGTAAGCAAATGAAAAAGATACCAACATTATTTGAGCGAGAATTCAAATACCACAATGTAAAATCAAGCGTTCAGATTTTGGCTTTGAATGGCCAGTAAAGGGGAATTTATGAATCAAGTATTTATATTTCTAGTGATATGTGGAGCGGTAGTAGTATGGTTTCTGCTTTACAAATTATTTCAGCCACTAGGTAAATTATTGAATCACATTGGCAGAAATGCTATTGATGAGTTAAATAAAGACGAAAGTCAAAAAGAGGAGGACAAAAAATGAAGAAAGGACTTTTAGGTGGAATTGGATTAGCTGTTGCGATCATTGCAGGGCTTATATGCGTTGCGAAGTGTAGCGTAAGGGTTCCGGCTGGTTACATTGCAGTAGAGTACAAAATGAACGGAGGGATTTCCAAGAATGTACTTACACAGGGATGGCATTTGATTTCACCTACAGTAAAAACTTCACTGTATTCTGTTGGAATCGAACAGTCTTATCTTACATCTGAGGATAAAGGCGATTCTCCAAAAGACGAAAGTTTTAAGACGCCAACAGCAGATGGCAAATCTCTTTTAGTTGATTTGGAATTTTCGTACAAATTCGACCAAAACAGAGTAACCGATGTATTTACTCAGTTTAAAGGTCAATCCGGGGAATCCGTGAAAAATACCTTTATTAAACCCAAGATGAAAGCATGGACACAGGAAGTAACTGCAAAGTATCCAGTAACAGATGTTTTCGGTGATAAGCGTCAGGAACTGAATGAAGCACTTGACGAATATCTTAAACAGAAGTTTGAACCATACGGAATTATTATTGATACAGTAAACTTTACTTCTATTTCCACCGATGATGAAACACAGGCTGCAATCCAAAAGAAAGTAAATGCACAGCAAGAGCTTGAATTGGCCAACATTGAAGCTAAAACAGCCAAAGTACAAGCCGATAAAGATAAAGAAGTTGCACTGATTGCTGCTGAACAGGAAAAAGAAAGAGCAGCTATTCAGGCAGAACAAGCCAAAATTGATGCAAAAGGCAAAGCTGAAGCTATTAAGATTAAAGCTGAAGCCGAAGCGGAAGCTAACAGAAAGATTGCAGAATCACTTACCCCTGAACTGATTGAAAAACAGAAGATTGATAAATGGAATGGCGAGGTTCCGAAGATTCAGGGAAGCAACACTTCTACTATCGTAGACACAAGAGATATGACAGTTGATGAGAATGCTGAATAATAAATAAATCAGTCAGAGAGCCACGTGAGAGCCAGACTAAATCCTAAAAGAAAGGAGGTCTGGCTCTATTTTTATGTCAAAAATTACAGAAGGCTCATTTGAATGGTATCGGGCAGTCTTAAATCAAATCATCAGCGGAGATATGTCTGTTTACCAGAATCAGAAAGACTGCCTTGATCTGTTGTTAAACATGAACATTGATTTACCGTTTACGGAGAATCCGGAAGCACAGCAAATGGCAATAAAAGTAAGTAAGTATACTCATAACGTAGCCGCAAGACAAGCTGCACTGACGGGAAGCGGTAATTTTGATGATATCTACTGGCAGTGTTTGCTGTTGGAAGCACAGAACTATCAGGTTGACAGCGGACTCCTTTACCTTGAAAAGAACCGAATCCCGAAAGAACGATTCTACGAACCACGAAGAAATGTGTTCTTACAACATAACATCATAGGGTCACTGCAAGACCTGATGGATGACAAATTAGATATATTTGCATTAAGCGTACCTCCGGGTTGTGGCAAGAGTACTCTGGAAGATTTCTTTTTATCATTGGTAGGTGGATGGTTCCCGAATGACTTTAACCTGTCTTCAGCACACAGTAGCATTTTGACACGTTCCCTTTATGATGGCGTTCTGGAAATTATCAATGATCCCGTGGAATACACGTGGCATGAAATATTCCCGAACGTAGAAATTCAAGGAACAAACGCAAAGGAAACTACAGTCAATCTCGAAAGAAACGGACGATTTAAGACATGGACATTTCGTTCTATTGATGGTTCTTTGACTGGTGCCACTAGATGCAATAGATTTCTTACTGCCGATGACCTTGTGTCTGGTATTGAAGAAGCTTTGAATAAGAACCGACTTGATACCTTATGGACAAAAGTGGTAAATGACTTACGTTCCCGTAGACTTGAGGGATGCAAAGAGTTTTATATTGCCACCAGATGGTCAGTACATGACCCTATTGGAAAACTGCAACAACTGTATGCCGGAAACCCACGGGCAAGGTTTATTGCAGTGCCAGCACTTGATGAAAATGGAAAGAGCAATTTTCTGTTTACGGTAAATGGATTCTCCGAGAAATATTTCAATGATGCTAAGGAATCCATGGATGAAATTTCTTACAACTGTCTTTATCAGCAACAACCGGTAGAACGTGAGGGATTATTATTACCGCCAGATAAATTAAAACGATTCTTTTTCAGTAAAGAAGACGTGCCGGATGGATGCGCGGATGAATACATCATCATTCCAGATAAAGATGCAGATGCAATATGGGCGGTATGCGATACAAAAGATAAAGGAACTGACTTCGAATCATTACCGATTGCATACCAATACGGAGATAAATTTTTCTTTCCTGATGTGGTGTTTGATGACACTACAGACTATGACATTCTGGATAGAAAGACAGCAGATATTTTGATAAGACATAACCCACATAAGATTCGTTTCGAATCAAATAATGTCGGAAACCGCGTGGCACACAATATTCAGAAAATGATTACTGGAAAGTGCAGAGCTGAAATTGAGACAAAACCAACGTCGGCAAATAAAGAAACAAAGATTCTCGTAAATTCGGACTATATAGCAAAACATTTTTATTTTCTGCATCCAAGTCAGTACAAAGCAAAGTCTGATTACGGATTATTTATGGCTAATGTAACTACGTACACTACTAGGGCAAAAGTACCACATGATGATGGAATCGATTCTTTGGCTATGATGGCTGAGTACACACAAAATCCATTAGGCGGTAAAGCGACAGCAATGCAGAATCCATTATGGGGAGGGAGAATGAGATGAATACACGACAATATCTTGAGCAAGTGCAAGATTCTGATAGAAAAATACAGAATAAAATACAGGAAGAATACCGCTTAAGGCTTTTGGCAACCAGTATATCTTCTTTTTCAAATGGAGATAAAGTGCAGACTTCCGGCGGAAAAGACCGTGTTGGTGATGCTGTAACCAGAATTGTTGAATTGCAGCAGGAAATAGCATCTGATGTCAAGGAACTGGCAGAATTGCAAATGAAAGTTTCCGGAGATATCAATGACATGGAAAACTCCATGTACTCATCCTTACTTCATAAGAGATACATAGAATTTAAAAATCTGGTCACGGTCGCAGACGAGATGGGATATTCCGTACAGCATATCCGTTCCTGCCATGGAAAAGCCATTGAAGCTTTGCGGAAACAAAAGCATTTTGAAAGTTAATATGTTTTAATATGGAATCATATGTTCTATGTATAATATAATGTAACCTGTAAAACGAGCATCGGAGAGTAATCCGGTGCTTTTTTAATGCCCAAAAATGGGAGGTGTAGGCAGTGGGCAGAAATAAAATGAATTTCATTGACTTATGCCGGGGCGAATTTGGCCGCAAAATTGCCTATACCGGTGTAAGCCAGATCACAACAGCAAATGTCATAAAAGTTATTTCTAATACAATCGGCATTCATAATAGAAACAGAACTTTGATCGATTACTTGTACCGGTACTACAAAGGAGATCAGCCGATCCTTTATAGAGAGAAGTTGGTTCGTCCGGAAATTAATAACCGAGTGTGTGAAAATCATGCACTTGAAGTTGTTCGCTTTAAATCATCTCAGACATATGGAGAACCTATTCAGTATGTATGTAAAAAGAGCAGGGCTACAGAACGGGTGAATAAACAGGTCGATTTATTCAATGATTACTTAAAAGAAGCAAATGCAGAAGCACGTAACATTGAACTTGGAACCTATCAGAGTGCCGTAGGAACTGCATATAAAGCTATTCTAAAAGAGGATGATTGGACGAGCGACAGTGATATTTCTCCATTCAACATTTTTATACCATATCCTAGCGATTGCTATATTGTTTACTCTCGTAAGAACGGAAAGCCAATGCTCTCAGTGCAGATTCTTAAGGATGAAAACGAACAGCAGTATTATTTATGCTTTTCAGCAAAACAATATTTCGAGATTCAGAATGGACAGATTACAAAAACCGGCATCAATGGTTTTGGTGGCATCCCGGTAGTTGAGTACCCGAATAACCACGATCGTCTTTCTGATATCGAGATTGCGATAACCATGTTTGACACTATGAACAACATGCAGTCAAACAGGATGGATGGCGTAGAACAGTTCGTGCAAGCCCTTATGAAGTTTAAGAACTGTGAGATTGATGAAAGCGAATTTTTGAAAATGATCAAGCTCGGCGCTATCTCTGTAAAGGATACTGGAAATGGTTGCCAGTCAGATGTTGACCTGATGACCGCTGAACTGAATCAAACAGAAAGCCAAGTTGCAAAAGACGATATCTACAGCAACATGCTTATTGTTGAAGGTATGCCGGACAGGCAGCAACAATCTTCTGGCGATACCGGCCAAGCTGTATATCTCAGAAATGGATGGGATTTTGCAGAACGTAGAGCAAAACTGGATGAACCATTTATCCGGGAAGCTGAGAAAGCAAGTGCCAGAATCATTCTGAATATCATCCGACAGACCACAAAGGATATTTCAATCTCAACAAGAGATTTTGATGTAAAGATAACCAGAAACCCGACAGATAACATGCTTGTCAAAGCACAGGCTCTTGACTATCTGTTTAAGAATAAAATTCATCCGCTGATTGCACTGATTACTTGCGGATTATTTAGTGATCCACAAAAGGTATATGAAATGAGTTTGCCTTACTTGGGAACTGTATATCCCGAACTGGCAGACCCGGACGCGGAAATGCAGAAAGCACAACAATTGATTGATAAAAACGGTAAGAATTCGGCTGAAATTGATTCAACGGTAAATTCTTCGGCTATCAATCAAAACTCGTAAATTCAATTATCAAAGGAACCAAGGAATAACATCCAAGGTTCCTTTTTTAATACAAAAAAAATAATGCAACAGCCCGTGAGCGTAAATCGGGTACAGATCATGTGCGGAGCGAACCGTGTGAAAAAAGTGTGATGGTCTGAAAGAAAGGAGATTTCTATGACAAGAGAACAGGCAAAACAGGTACTTATCGGCTTTGGAATCGAGGAACCGTCTGAAGATCAGGTGACTAAATATCTTGATTCTGTTGAAACAGAGACAAAAAAAGTGAAGGAAAAAAACACTTCTCTGAAAGAAAGAGCTGATAAAGCAGATTCCCTTCAAAAGGAACTGGATGATTTGAAAGCCCAGAATATGACGGATGCCGAAAGGCAGGAAGCAGAGCGACAGAAGGAAAAAGCAGAAAACGAAAAGAGGATTTCCGACCTGGAAAAAGCACTTGCTGAATCTAACAGGAAAGCACTTTCCAGTGAGATTACGTCTGCTTTCGCTAATGCGGGCCTTTCTACAGAAACGTATGCAAGCGCTATCAAAGCATTTGCGTCTATGCCAGCAGACAAATCTGAAGACGTAATGAAGGAAGTCAAAACTTTTGTTGATGGAATTTCCGAAGCAAATAAAGCGGCTCTGGATAACGCAAAATCTGAATGGGAGAAAGCAGTTCTTAACGATACTCCGAATCCAGGTGGCGGAAATTCAGACAAGGGACAGAAAAAAGATGATAACGATAGTCCAGCAGCTAAGTACGCAAAAGCTTACTCAGCACGCATGAACCCCAAAACAGAACCGGCAGACGATAACGCACCGGTTAATTTTTAAGTAAGTAAAGGAGATTTAGATTATGGCTTTTATGAAAACAAAACAGTATGAGTCAACTCCTAACATTCTCGAATCCGAGGTTGGGCTTGTACTGAAAACTTACACAGCAGACGCAACAAATGCAACGGCAGTAAATGATAAAAAAATCATCAAAGCAGGTTCCGTGTATCCGACAAATGGGACTGGTGCAAAAGGAATCGTATTTGAAGATGTTGATATGACAGATGATGCTAAAAGACCGATTTCCGTGATTGTAGCAGGACGTGTCCTTGAGAAAAGACTACCAGTTACAGTCGACGAAACTGCAAAAACAGAGCTTACCGCGCAGGGAATTGTTTTTGTAACCACAACAGACCCAGTATTTTAAGGAGGTATAGCCAATATGCCATACAATGTATTAGAAGCTATCACAGCAGAAGAAAGATTGAATTTTGCTCAGAATTTTTCTGTGGCAAGACCTGGTATTCTCGATACCATTTTCCCGGATGTAAAGACACCGTTTTGGAAAGCCGAATATTACAGACTTATGGCTGGACAACGACTGCCGGAGGTAGCGTTCGTTCATGCACTCGATACTGAAGCAGAGATCGGCTCCAGACCAGGATTTGAGAAAGTTCTGACTGAAAAACTCTTTATCAAGAGGAAAATCAATCAGTCAGAGCGTCTCCAGGAAGCTATCGAAAATGGTGTTCCGGATGATGAAACTCTTACAAACTTTGTTTTTGACGATGCGACAAACCTGTTTGAAGGTGTTGTTGGAAGGGCAAACATCATGAAAGGCCAATTCCTTTCAACCGGTATGGTAAAAATTGATGAAAACAATGTGAAAATGAATATCGATTATGGCGTACCAAGTAATGCAAAGGTTGATCTTACCGACTGGTCCGCAGCAGACGCAGATATCATGGGCGATATTCAGAAGATGGTAACTGTAGCCGAGGATTCTGGATATGTAGTGACAAATGCAGTCACATCTCTGAAGATGATCAACTATATGAGAAACAACACAGCTATGCAGACGGCTGTTCTGGGAGCTGCGAATAAACGTCTCCTTACCAGACAGGAGCTTGCAAATCTGCTCATGCAGGAGTACGGAATCACCATTGGTCGTTGCGATGAGAAATTCTGTTACAGAAAAGCAGACGGAACTCGGTCAACTGGAAGATACTTTAAGGAGGATGTATTTACTCTTTACGAAGCTGATGCAGGCGGTTCTTTCGGTACTGGACTTTGGGGACCAACACCGGAAGAGAATGAATACAGACAGTTCATCCAGGAAGAGAACCGTTCTTTCGTTACTCTTTCCATGTGGGCTACACAGGATCCAGTTGCCGTATGGACAAAAGCATCCGGTATGTTCATCCCGGTAGCACCGAAAGCCAACGGCGGTATCGTTATCGGTACAAAGGGGGAATAAGCGGGCATAGCCTTGATGAAAACAGCCAGTCACCGTCTGTAGCTAGTGTTACACATAAGTATACAGAAAGCGAGCTGTCCAGTATGACAGTGGCTCAACTGAGACAGCTTGCAAGTGACAATGGTTATGCCCTGACTTCCACAAACAAGGCTGGTATCATATCAGAGATTATAGCACAGCAAGGGTAGGTGAAATGGCATGGACGAACAGCTTACAAGTGATCTAGCAATGTATCTGGAAGGTGATGAACAGACTGCAAGGATGATTCCTTTGGCAGTCAAAAGAGCTATTCGGTCATTCCAGAAAAAACGCAATTATCCTGAGAGTTATACGGAAGAAAACATCAATAAAGATATGGACAAATGCTATGATTGTATTTTCGATTTGGCTCTTTATTTTCTTGTGAAACAGGGAGTTGAGTTTGAAACATCTCATTCGGAAAATTCTGTAAATGCAGGATGGAACTCCGAAACAGAGATATTTGTCAATCATGGCGTTTTTCCATTTGCCAGAGGAATCTGACAAGAAAAGTCGGTTGAGAACGTGGCACATTTCCTCCCGTGTGCCGCAGGGATGTTCTATTATGAGGTGGGAAAGAACATATAGTACAAAATGGGAGTGAAGGAGAGCAGCGATGGGATGTGAACAGAATTGCTTTAACGAACACCGCTTAGAAGAATTGGAAAAAGTTGTTCACGAAATGAAAGAGAAACATTCTAAACGTGACGGAATTTTTTTTGAACGTATCAATGCGCTTGAGACCAAAATCGTTCTTTACAACAATAATCTCGGACACATAAAAAAAACGGTAGATGAAATGAATGATAATTTAAAATCCCTTATGGAAGCCCCGGCAAAACGCTACGATACGATTGTTGTTTGCGTTATCACAGCAGTAATCGGGGCTATTGTAGGGTTTGCGTTAAGCGGTATTTTTCCGGTATAACAAGCAATTCCACTTGTAAGGGAGGATGGTGGAATTATATGAATTATACAGACTTTTCAGAAGATGAAAGAAAGTTTTATCTAAGTGAATCCGGGTTTGATTCCCGAGAAAAAGAGTTTTTCCGGTTGAGAGTTTATGAGGAAAAGACGTTGTTTGAAACAGCAGAGATTATGGGGTATAGTCCTAGAACCATTGACCGTATAAACCGAAAAGTAAAAAAGAAGATTGTTAAAGTTGCCCCGATGTACTATCGGGGCTTTTCTTTGTATCATGGCGAAAACATGGCGAAATAGTGTCGTTTAAATACTTAAGTTTCTCCCCTATAATATAAGTATAGAGAAAAGCTTACAGAGATGGGAGGAACACACTATGGCATTTTATCCATATTATCCACAACCATTGAACCCATATCCACAAACACCGGTACAACCGTATCAAGATAGATTGGCACAGTTGCAGAACAACTACCAACAGGCAATGCCTTATGGACAGACACAAATACAACAACCGGTACAACAGATGCCACAGGTTGCCATGCTTCCGGGACAGATGGTTGATGGTATTGACACTGTAAAAGCAAAGGATGTGGATATGACCGGGAATCCTGTCTATTATCCAAAAACAGATGGTACAGAAATATATAAAAAGCAACTACAGGCAGACGGAAAAAGCAGAATTTTTGTTTACCGGATTATTGATCCAGACGAACAGCAGCAACCAAAGCCCGAAGAAAAACCGATTGACATAGAAGCTATGTTTAATCAGCTGCGGAACGATGTTTGTTCTGAGATTTCTGAAATAAAGAGCATGTTCCCAACGCAGATGCCGGGAACACCGGAACCCAAACAGAATGGAGGGAAACAGAGATGAGCTTCAACCCAAACGCCATGATGAAAATGCAAGTTGAAAGAATGATTTCTCAGAGGTTCGGAAGTGTTGATAACATGATGAACGATATGAGTAAATTTGCAGGAAATAATCCAACATTGAAAAATGCTTTGGATTTGTATAAAAAAGGTGACACAAACCAGTTACATCAAATACAGCAAAATGTATTTAATGAAAAACACTTATCACCAGACGGAATTATCCAGAAATTCCTTGGATTATAACACTTCCCCATGATTGGGTGATTTAAAATCGCTACAATTTGGGATGACAGCCGCGGATGTCTCCTATTGTAAATAATATTTAAGGAGACTAAAAACATGATGAATGGTTCTAATTACAGTCTTAGCGACATTGCAGCTGCTACAGGCTCTAATAACCGTGCCAATGACATGTGGGGCGGCGATGGTTTTTCACTTATTTGGCTCGTGCTGATCTTCGCAATCTTCGGATGGGGAGGTTTCGGCGGCTGGGGCGGTGGCTTCGGCGGTAATGGTGGAAATGGTGCAAACGGTGCCGGTTTCCAAGGATGGGCTACACGTGCCGATATCAATGAGAGCTTTGCTCTTAACGATATCCAGAACGGTATCAGAGGTATTCAGCAGGGTATCTGCGACAGCACATATGCGCTCAACAATACCATGCAGAGCGGTTTCAACGGCATGAACGTTGGAATGCTTCAGGGCTTCAATGGCGTTCAGCAGGCAATCAATGCTGATACTGTAGCCGGTATGCAGAATACCAATGCATTACAGTCTCAGTTAGCAAACTGCTGTTGTGAAACCAGGGAAGCTATCCAGGGCATCAACTACAACCTGGCTACCAACACTTGTGCTCTTCAGAACACAATGAACAACAACACCAGAGATCTTCTGGAAAATCAGAACAGCAACACGAGAGCAATCCTTGATTTCCTGACAAATGATAAGATTGCAACATTACAGGCAGAGAACTCTGACCTGAAACGTGCTGCATCTCAGGATCGCCAGAGTGCACTGCTTACAACTGCAATGGCTTCTCAGACACAGCAGCTCATTAATGCAATCAATCCGGCAGCTATCCCGGCATACGTTGTTCCGAATCCAAACACCTACTACGGTGGATGCAACGGATACAGCAACGGTTGCTGCTAAGTAACTCACCCTTAGAGGTTGACTAATTCTAAGAGGTGGGTTGTGGCTCACCTCTTATTTGATTGAGAGGTAGAAGTATGAGTTGTAAAAACGTTTGTAAGCTCTGCAATCGTCTTGTGATAAGCCAAGCTGTTGCATTTACTGGTGGTAATCTTGTGATTACACTTCCAGCAGGTAGTTATAACAATGGTGAAAAATATTGCATTGTGATTGCACAGAGCATACCAGAAACCACTACGATTAACGCTCCGGTGATGATTCAAATAGGAACGGGAACAACCCTGTATCCATTACAGAATCGTTGCTGTGCACAGGTTACGGCTTGTGGCGTAAGAACCAGAACGAAGTACGCAACCAGAGTAGCCACAAATGCAACCGGTGGAGTGTTCAAGATGTTAGGGAATCCGGCTTGTAGTCCGAGTAACAATTTGACAGCAATTAATGGTACAGCCCCAACAGCAGATACACCTGTTACACAGGCTGTTAGAAAGGGGGCACTGTAATGCATAAAGTTGCAATGGAAATGGGAAAATGGGCTATGGAAAAAGCCAAGACACATGGCTTCGATAATCTCAGTGCTCAAGACTGGGACGATCTGAAGGACTGCATGGAATCCGTAAAGTGTGCGATTTGTGCAGATAAAGATTACAGAATCGTAGAAGCTATGGACGAATGCGAACAGGAAGAGAAGTATCTTGGACGCATGGGATATGACAGGTATCGTTACGCAAACGGCAGATTCGCCCCGAAAGGCAAAGGAAGTCGTATGGGATATAAACCATATCTGTACATGGAAGATGATGACTGGATGGACGAGTATCTGAACAATCCAGAGTTCGAACGTAATATATACCGCATGGGTTATCATCCAGACCGTAGTGATATGAGGATGGATGGAATGAACCATAAGCAGTCCAGATACGGTGAAACCTACGACAGATACAGTGAAAATCGCAGGCATTACCACGATTCCAATGATACAGAATCCAAGAGAAAAATGGACGAGTCCATGAAAGAGTATACACAAGATGTCATCCGCACGATGTCTGAAATGTGGTCGGATGCAGACGCGAATCTCAAACAGCAGATAAGAACTGATCTGACCCGTCTGATACAGCAGATGAATTAACAAATAAGAATTAAATTTAGTCCTTGTTGCAGAAATGTGACAGGGACTTTTTAATTACGGAGATTGATTATGGAGAAATGCAAAATAAATGTTCTTGGAACGGATTACAGAATTATTCCGAAAGAATTAAAAAATGCAGATGTTGATGGTTATACAGACAATACATCAAAAGAAATTGTCATTAGAATAGACAATGCGAATAATGTTGGAGATTTTGATTTCTTACAGAAAAAACAGTTGAGGCATGAAATTATTCATGCATTCTTGTCGGAAAGCGGATTGCAGTGTAATTGGCAACATACAGAACAGTTCGGACATGACGAAACTACTGTTGACTGGTTTGCAATTCAATCTCCAAAGATTTTTGAAGTATTCAAAGAGCTTGATTTAATTTGAAAAGGATGGTGATAAACCATGCTAAGACAATTTTACATGAACGGGGACTTATGGCGAGTTCACTTTGTTTCGCCTCATGATAGTGTTTTGTTTGACCGTACAGGGCAGAGGACACTTGCGGTATCAGATTATTCTACAATGACAATTTCGATCGCAAATAATTTGTACGGAGAACTTCTGAACCGTGTGTTTATCCATGAATTAGGGCATTGCGTGATGTTCAGTTACGGCCTATTGCCAGAACTTCACCGCATGGTTAAGAAACGGTATTGGGTGGATGCAGAGGAATTTGTGTGCAATATGCTTGCCGATTACGGATGCTTTGTAATTGGCGTTGCAAAAGATGTTTTAGGAAACCGGTTCACATATGTAGCTCCTGTTGGGGCAGAAAGGATGATTGCATAGATGGCAAAAGCAGAAAACACAGTTATTTTTGATGGAATCAAGTACAATCCCGGTGATGAATTGCCAGATTTAGGCAGCTGGGTATGTACAGGGGCAAAAGGCATGGTTCGTGATTACGAAGGCCTGTCAAAGGACGTATCAAAGCTCCCACATTATGTACAGAGCGGTTCTTCGGCGTTGTGCCTTGATACTTCTGAATTATACGAATATCACAAACCTACCGACACATGGTACAAACTGTAAAGGAGAAACGCATGGCATTAACAGCAAAAAAAGTATATGCAATTTTAAAACGCCAGATTTCTGATATGGAAGCAAAGTTAAACAGCCCTGTAAGGTACAGAGGTACAGTCGCAACCGCTGATTTGCTTCCATTAAACCCGGATATCGGAGATATGTACAATATCGAGTCTAAATCTATTTACGGCGAAGCAGGAATGAATGTGGCATGGAACGGCGTAGTTTGGGACACTATGGGCGCTCCGATTGATATGTCGCTGTATTTCACAAAAGAAGAAGCAGAGGCGGTAATACAAAGATTAGTTACGGAATATTTTGAAAAGAATCCGGTCAAGCCCGGAGCCACGGCAGAACAGGTACAGCAGATCGAGCAGAACAAGACAGACATTGCTTCACTGAAAACGGAAACTGGTTCACTAAAGGAAGATATATCCAACAAAATTACAAAGTTCTATGCATCGAATCAGGGTGAAACTCACATCACTGATTCCGACAATGGAAAGATTCAAGATATGATGCTGTATGGAAAGAGTGAGCAGAACCAATACAAAGGGATAAATTTACTTCCTACTGGCATTAGTTATGGGGAAATAATAGAAGTTTCGATTCCAAAAGGAACACGCATTTTTTGGGCTACAGACGGTACACCTGCTATAGGCGGTAATTTCAAGTTCTATAATGAAGATAAAACTCAAGTGATGTGGTTCGGAGTTGATGCTGGCAAGACTGCAATGACAATGACAACATATATTGATGCTAAATATATGGAGTTCCTTATTAACGAAACCAGCTTAGTTAAAATATGTTTAGGCATTGGAGATGATCCAGTATATGAACCCTACACAGGCGGTCAGCCGTCACCCTCTCCTGATTATCCACAGGAGATTAAGAGTGTGGTGAATCCGACAGTGAAGGTGTCAAACGAAGATGGAACAAAATCTCAGACCGTCACTCTCCTAGATACATTGAATGCAATCCCTGTAAGTTCAGGTGGTAACGTCACAATCGATGGACAGCAGTATGTTGCGGATTATGTGGATGTGGAGCGTGGGAAAATAGTTAGAAACGTTGAAAATGTAACATTTAATGGCGCAGAGAATGAAAACTGGGAACTGTGGAATGCGGACAAAGAAAAAATATGGTCATTTATGTTTGTAAATTCATTAAAAACATTTACAAACGAAAGTGTTTCAAAATGCAACAGATTTGAGTTTAATGTTAATGAAAGCATTGATAGAACGTTTTGGCTATGTAATCCTAGTGGAATGCCATCATTACAGATTAAAAATAGAATAATTGGAAAAGACATAACTGCATTTAAATCGTGGTTATCAAACAATCCAATCAACGTAATTTATCCTTTGCGAATACCGATTGAAGAAGAACTTACAGCAGAACATGCGCAAGCGTTGAAAGAACTTGCTACTTACTATCCAGTAACGAATATTTCAATTGGTTCAGAACAGCTTGACGGATATACAGTATTCAACTATCCGATTTCAATGAAAAACGGATGGGATTATGTTAAGAAACAGCTCAATGACAATCGTGATTACATCTATGACATGGATATACAATCAGCAGAAGCCTATGTCAACAGTGAATATGCAGTAGCATTAACAGAATTGGAGGTATGATTATGTTATATAGAACATTACTGAAACTTAAAGAAAGAAATGGACTTACAGATGATTTAAAGAATAAGATTGATATTTTCTTTGCAACTGGCAGGATTACCGAGGAACAGTATAATGAGCTGATGGATGTTAATAAGGAAGAAGAACCGAAAGCAGAAAATAATTAACTAAAGCAGATGGCTCTGGCAATAGCAATAGATATAAGGAAATCCCTGTATTTACAAGGGTTTACGGCTCATGGACTTTTGGGACGAAAGCTTTAGTGAATTAATTTTAAGCAAAAATCGAATAAAAGATACCCATTTCACATGGGGCGTGTTATAATAAACACAACACAATAAAAAGGGAGCTGAACTCCCACCTACCAAGTAAAAAGTTCAGCTCCAAGCACCACGAAGGGTACGGGTATATTATAGCACAGTACCTTCCCTTTGTGAACCCAAAAGGAGGGTATTTTTTATGAGAGAACAGTTTATTGACGGGTTCATGGCAGAGCTGAACGGAGAAGTGCCAGATGAATATTTGCGAAAAATCACAAAAGAAAAAGTTGAAAATATGAAGGTTTTAACAGATGCTGAAAAACAGTATATTTTAAGAAGTGAATAAAAAAAGAAGGGGAGTTTTCTCTCTCCCTTCTTTAGTACGGATTACAGATACTCACCAGATTCAGCATCGGTGATCTCGATTGGATTCTCAATGTCGTAGGATTCCAGATCGTTACTATCAAACAGCTTGTAAACCAGGACTACCTCTTTTCCATCCTCACGTGTTGCAATTCCTGAAAGTGTTTGTGTATCAGGATCGTGTGTGAGCTGATGAGCAATAGTATACTTGATGCCTTTGATAGCTACAGTTTCATTGAGTAAATCGTTAAGCTGATTATTCATATAAAAACCTCCTTTTATAATATAGCTTAAATTATACATCATAGATTACCAACACACAATAAAAAAGCCCCCAGAATCTGAGGAAAAACTGGGTACTGGAAGATTTGAAATCTGGGGCTATGCCGTTCCCAAATTTCTATATAAAAATAACACAAAAAAAATAATCTTGTCAATGGAGGAAGAATATATGAGAGGTAGAACACGGCAAAAACAGCCTATATGGATTTCAACAATAACAGAAAAAAACAATGGAATCGACAAAGCTCTTGTCTACTCAAATCCACAAAAGAAGGACATTTCAGTGTCAGCAACAGCAGGTACACCGGAAGAATTATCCGCCGGAATTGTTCCCGACTATGACCGATATATCACGGTTTTTGACCGAACATTTCAGCCAAAAGAGTGTGATGTTCTGTGGATTGATACTGTGCCGGAAGTTGGGAAAGATGGAACATTAGTTCTCGATGAAGACAACAGTCCAACGGTTCTTCCTGATTACAGACTTAAAAGAATCCTTGATACTCAAAAAGGGCAAGTTGCCAGATATGGCATAGCAAAGATAGGCGGAAATAATGAGTAGGAAAACGATCCAGTGTAGTTTGAACCACGATTCTTTGCAGTCAGCGATTCAACGGTTAGAAGCATACCAGAAAGATATTCAAAGGAAGAACCAGATTTTCATTGACAAATTGGCTCAAGAGGGGATACAGGTTATTCAAACTACGATGGAATCTGTTCCGGCTGAGGAAAAAGGTTCTTACTACACGGAAGTTATCAATAACGGACACGGTGATATTGTTGGCGCAGCAATCCGATTGTCTGGCGATAAAGTCCTTTTTCTTGAATTTAGCGCAGGCATTACTTACGGGACAGACAGTTATCCATTGCCGTCCGGTACGGACTATGGAGTTGGAACTTATCCGGAGCAGAAACATGCTTACGACCCGAATGGATGGTGGTACGTAGATGAAAGCGGTCAGAAACACCATTCTTATGGAAACAGATCTTATATGCCGATGTATCACGCAGAAGAAGCTATTATTATGCAGTTACGACATATCGCAAAAGAAGTGTTTGGAAGATAGAACGGAGCCCGGGATTTTCCGGGCTTCTATTTTTTTACCTTAAAACTAGATAAAAATAATCTAGTTTATTATACGATTTGCCTATGCAAAAATATGGAATCATATGGCTTGTTTTTTGTACAATTAAGATGCGAAGCATCTACCGGAAAGGTAGGTGCTTTTTTCATGCCAAAAAAATAAATCATAAAAGATAATTGAACAGGCAAGGTGATTAAATGCCGGAAATATTAAAAAACCCAATATCCGAGATATATGAACGTTGGAATAAAGCTATCGCGCCTGTAGTTGGCAAGGGGAATTTCTCTATGGACAGAAGCCAAACCCTTGCGTCTGGAAAGAAAACCTATGCAAGGCTCTACATGTTGGGAAACGTTCTGACAGAAGGAGACCTTGAAGGCGATGAATGCGCTACGGTTCCAACTATCCAGATTGAGTGCTTTGCCACAGGTACGGCTCCGCTTGCAAAAGTATATCAGATTGACGAAAAAAGTCATCAGTCCATGATCGATATGGGATTTCGTAGAACCTACGGCCCCGAACTCATGGGGAACGCTGATGACAGTATTAAACGGCTTGTTAGCCGATACACAAGAATTTATGCCGGGCAGTTGCTCGGCGAGTGAAAGGGGTGAGATAGAATGGATCAGATCATGAACTATGTGAAACCGGAACTTCTGGTTGTAGCTGTAGTCCTGTATTTTGTAGGCGTATTTCTCAAACAGGCTGAAACCGTAGCTGACAAATACATTCCTGGAATCCTTGGACTTCTGGGTGTGGTTATTTGTGGAATCTATGTTTTCGCTACATCTACAGTCACAGGCGGTCAGGAAGTTGCAATGGCAATCTTTACCGCAATCACACAAGGTATTCTTGTTGCAGGGCTGAGCACTTATGTGAATCAGGTCATTAAACAAGTAAGCAAAGAAGAGTAGAAGGAGGTGATCCTTTTATCTCCCGGGCACAGGGTTACGTGTCAGAGCCATTACGGCTCTTTTTTATTGCAATAATTTATAGCCGAAAGGCGGAAAGGAGCCAATATGGCATCAGGAAATATCGCAGGAATCAGTACCGTTGGTGCTCTTACCGGTTATGCAGTAGAAACGGTGGCGGGAACAAAACCGACAAAATTTAAACAGCTTCACAGAATAAACGCTTCTGATGAAATTAATATCGACGTTGAGACTATCGATGCATCTGCTCTCGAAGACGAAATCGAGAGAACTATCGCAGGTCGTGGTTCAACCGGCGGTACGTTTAATGTAACCGTAAACGTTACAGATGAAACAATCAAAGAGTGGGAAGACCTTATCTCCGCTTACAAAACAGCTCACGCGAGCGGTCTGTCTATGTGGTATGAGGAATATTACCCTGCACTTCAGAAAGCATTCTTCACCAAAATCGAGCCGCCGACTATCATTCCAAAACCGGCAAGAGACCAGAACGGTCTTCTTACTGTTGACATGTCCCTGACTATCAATGAGTATGTCGGCCCAGACACAGCAATCAAGCCAACTGAAGGCGAATAACAAATATATCTAAAACTGGGAGGAAAAGATATCATGTATAAACTTTTAAAGATTGGTAGCAAAGAGTATAAACTGGAATACGGCATTGAAGCATCTTTGTATGATGATTGTGTCAAGAGTGTAATGAACACACTTCTGGCAACAAGCGGTGGTGTGGACAAAACGCCGGAAGAAATGATTTCCGGCATGGCAAATATTCCGAGCACAGCATTAACCGTGTTTTATGCAGGACTTCTTCAGTATCATGGCGACAACCCGGATGCAGACGGTTCTGTTCCGACTCTTGCAACTGCGAAGAAACTTGCAGCACAATTTATTCAGGAACATAAGGACGATGAGCAGGGTAACTTTTACGGTATCTTTACCATGTGTCTTGACCAGATGGAGGAAGACGGTTTTTTCAAACTGACCGGTCTGGAGACGTTCATGGGCGATCTGAACGTAGCAGCCAAACCGAAGAAAACTCCGAAGAAGCCGACAGATCACCAGAAAAAAGCTACAGCGAAATAATCTGGACAGAGTTATATCCGGCGGCAGTTCGCATCGGAATGAGCCGGAAAGAATTTCTCAGAAGTACCATACGTGACCTTCAAGTAAGGATACGTGAGTACGAGAAAGGTAAACGTGATGAAATAGAAACTCAGGTAAAACTGATTGAATATCAGTCATGGCTTTCCGGCTTATATGTGAAATCTGCGGTATCAAGTGCACTTTCTGGCAAAGCAAAATATCCAGATAAACCAATCACAGAAAAAACAAAGAAACCACAGCTTGAAGAAAAAACAGATGTTCCGAAACGGTCTGAAGCTGAATTGAAGCAGGAAGAACGTTACTACGAACTTCTGATAAAAAAGGCAAATGCGAATATCGCTGAGATAGGAAGTGAAGAGGGCAGACAGGATGAATAAAAAGTCTTGTCTGCCCTTATTTTTTTTTGATTAAAAGGAGGTGTTTTTATGGCTGATAATACCATTGATACCCTTGATATACAAATAAATAGTAGTACCAGGAACGCTACAAAAGCATTGGGAAATCTGGCTAAAAAGTTAAAGGATGTTGACACAGCACTGGGAAACGTCAATACCGGCGGGCTTAGAAACTATGCTCGTGAAATCGGAAGAGTATCAGCGGCTTTACAGACATTAAGCAGGACAAATGTTAGTGTGCCTAATTTGTCTGGATTAACCGGACAACTTCGTAGTTTATCGAAAGTTAATTTTTCGGAATTGGAAACAAGTGCAAAAAGCTTTCAAGAATTAGCTGTAGGATTGGGCTCTTTGAAAAATGTTTCTAGTGTTTCTATACCTAAAATAGATGCTAAAAACATCAATTCTGTGATTAATGTTATAAATAAGTTTCAAACAATTGATACTGCAAAAATTCAACCATCCATAAATGCTATTAAAGAAATATCAAGAAGCATGTCGTTGCTGGGTAATTTGAATTTCAAAGAAAATGGTCTGATAAATGCGGCAAATGCATTAAGACGTTTATCACAATCAGACATTAAAAACTTTGATACAGACAAATTAATTTCCATATTCAGAAGTCTTCAGGCTTTTTCAACGCTTCCAGATATTTCATCAGGCATAAACAGATTGGTTTCATCTCTTGCAAAATTAGTGGCCGCAGGAGATAAATCGAATCAAGCGGCTAAAGGATTAGAATTACTTGGAATAAAATTAAACGGAGTCATAAGAAATATTTCATACGCAGGCGAAGTCTCTGATTCCATTAATTCGTTGATACAAGCCCTTGCAAAATTGGCATCAGCAGGAAATAAAACAGGCCAGACGGCATCGCAGTTAGCAAATCTTGCAGTAGAATTAAAGAAGTTTTTTGCAGCTATGAAAAACGCACCACAAATCAGTCAGAGCACTGTGCGCGTTATAGTTGCACTGGGACAGTTAGCGGCGGCTGGTGGTAAGGCTAGTGCATCAATGAATTCTGTATCCAGATCCCTTGAAGGACTTTCTATGATAAGTTCTAGTTTATCAAGCGCCATGAGCTCACTTGCTAATATGGCAAAATCGGGATTTGGTACTTTAACATCATCTATTTCAGGGCTGGTAAATAAGGGAAAAGAATTAAAAAGTACATCATTCAATATCAGCTCTTTGCTTAAAACCGTTCTTGGCTTCAAAGCGGCTTCGGCCGTGATGAGCAAATTCAGCGAAGCCATGGGTGGAAAAGGAATCCTTGAGATCGGTTCCGATATCGCTGAGGTCGAGAACGTTGTAGACGTTGCTTTTGGAAGCATGGCAGATCAGGCATACAAGTTTGCGTCCACGGCGACGAAACAGTTCGGACTGTCGGAACTGGCAGCAAAGAACTATTCCGGAACCATGATGGCAATGCTGAATGCTTCTGGTGTAGCACAGGAATCCGCTGCGAAGATGTCAACAACTCTTGCAGGATTAGCCGGAGATTTGGCATCTTTTTATAACATTGATACTGATACCGCCTTCTACAAAATAAGGGCGGGCATTTCAGGTGAAATCGAGCCTTTAAAACAGCTCGGAATAAATCTTTCGATCGCAAATTTACAAGAGTATGCGTTGTCACAAGGAATTACGACAGCCTATAATTCCATGACGCAGGCTCAAAAAACGATGCTGCGCTATAACTACATCATGTCAGTTACAAGTGCGCAGCAGGGGGACTTCGCCAGGACCGCCGGATCTTGGGCCAATCAAGTACGTCTCCTTACTTTGAACATCCAGTCCCTTGCATCCGCCATAGGGCAGGGCTTAATCGCAGCGGTTCTTCCGGGAATCAAAGCTCTTAATGCCCTGATGTCCAAACTTATGCAGGCAGCAGAAACATTCAGAAACTTTATGTATGTTTTAATGGGTAAAAAAATCAAAGGATCTACCAGCGGAGTTGTGAATGATCTTGCCGGACTTGATAACGCAGCAACAGATCTTAGCAATATGGAAAATGCCGGAGATGACGCAGCATCCGGACTTGATAACGCCACTTCATCAGCAAAAGCATTAAAGAAAGCCCTTTCAGTACTTCCTTTTGATGAATTAAATCAGCTTACTGATAATTCGAGTAGTTCTGGATCAACGCCGAGTACCGGAACAAAGAAAACCAGTACCGGTGCAACACCTGACCTTGGGCTTGGTGGCATCACGGATCAGATTGATGATGCGCTGAACAAAGAAGAAACCCCTATCAATAAATGGGCTGAAAAAATCCGCAAAGCTTTTCTTAACCATGACTGGAAAGGACTTGGAAAGACCATTGCAGATATGCTTAATATCGGAATCCGGAAGATTTATGATGTTATAAGTTGGAAAAATGTTGGCCCTAAAATCACGGCTTTCACAGACGCTTTTACAGAAACATTTAACAGTCTTGTTGATAATATTGACTGGAACCTGATGGGACGCACTTTGGGGGCTGGTCTTAACACCATCGTTAACACTATGAACCAGCTCCTTGATGGAATTGATTGGTATAACTTAGGAGCCAAATTTGGAACCGGAATTACAGGACTTGTAAAAGAAGTAAATTGGACTAATCTTGGAAACCTTATTGGAAATTCATTTATGAAAGCCTGGGACATGTTCGCTGGCTTGGTAAATCATCTGCCCTATGCAGATATCGGAAAAGCATTTGCTGATTTATTAAATGGAGTTTTCGAAAAAATTAACTTCACAAACATAGCACACGTATTAGCTACTGGTTTAAACGGTGCGTTTGATTCTCTTAAATCATTTACTGTAAATTTCAAATGGGATGATCTTGTCGATAACATTACTGGCGGCATCACCACATTCATGCAGCAATTTAAGTGGAAAGAAAACGGTCAGAAGCTTGAGGAATTTATAGATAACCTTTTGACATCCCTTGTCGACATTGCGAACGGTGTAGATTGGGAAGCTTTTGGACATAATATAGGTGTTTTCCTTAGCGAAATAGACTGGTCGAAACACTTGTCACAAATCACAACAGTTATCAGCGAGGTTCTGGGCGGAATTTGGAATGGTCTTGGTACCACATCGGCAGGAACTTTTATTCAGGCTATAGCAACATTTGCCATTGGTATGAAATTAATGCCATTTGTCGATGGAATCGTAAAATTTTTCACAGGTGATACTGTAATTGGTTTGCTGTATTCAGCTGTTCGGAACATGTTAGGCCCAGCATTGGCTTCAGCAGCATCTACTACGATTCCAGCGTTTGGCTCATCACTCGCAGCTCTTGTAGGAACCGGTGGCGGAATAGCTATTGCTGCCGCAGGAGCAGTAATTCTTACCAAAAAACTTGTAGGGTTGTTTGAAACTATGCAAGGTGGAAATGGAATGTCTACTCAGTACGGCGGTTATCTGCATGACTATGCTGCAAAACTGAATGAATTAACCACAATCACAAATGATCAATCAGAAGCCCTGTGGAAAATGATTGAAAAAGATGAAGAGCTTGGTAAATCTCATGATGAAATGTATTCTGATATGATTGAAAAGCTTAAAGAATACGGAGTTTCGACAGAACAAGCCAGAAGTGCTCTTGAACAATATGGTGCACAGGCTGGCGTTTCTGCTGAGTTTATCGATAGTATGACAGATAAGATTCAGGCATTAGGAAACGGCTTTTCTGAAAGTACGGGCCAGATTGATATGTCTTCTCTTAGTGCAAAAGAAGCTATTAGCACGCTTTCTGACACTTTGTACCTTTTAAGCTTAAAAGGTGATGAATTTAGTGGTACATATATCGGCGTAAGAGATCAGTTACAGAACACCGGAGGAAGCGTGCAAAGTGCAAACGAAGCGTTAAAAATAGTATACAATGCATTACAAAATGCAGGAGTACCTCTCGATGATTTGAATAAAAAATTATCGAAAGATTTTCCAAACGCTACCGGAGCTGTTACTACTGCGGTTAAAAATAATATTGTTGGTGCGCAACAAAAAATTTCCTCAACTATGATGACAGCAAGTGTTGATACAAAAAATGCAACAAATAAAATGGTAAGCACTACTACAAGCGATCTCGCTGAAATCCAGAAGCAAGCAGATGGCTATATGAAAGGTGTTGACACCAGCACGACAACTCACTGGGGAAATTCTTCCCGTGAAGTAACCAAAAATGTCCGTCAGATGAAGATTGATGCAAGTACAGAGCTTGGCAGAATGGACGAAACCGTCCGCAGCCACTTTGGAAGCCAGTACAGGATTGCCTTAAGTAAATGGCAAGATCTTGGAAGAGATATTTCTTCCTACATCCGCGGAACTATGAACACAAGTATTGGAAGTGGAATTAATACTGTAGTTGATACGATTAAAAGAAATTTCAGTGATATGTACAGTGTTGGCCAGAATGCTATGCAGAATCTCCGAAACGGCATGGAGTCAATCAACATCAGAACTCCACATATTTCCATGGATTACACTGATTGGCAAGAGGGACGGACCCACAAGTGGCGGTACAATTCGAGAGTTGACTGGTATGCCAAAGGCGGTCTTTTCAATGCAGCATCCGTGATCGGTGTCGGTGAAGCCGGAAAGGAAGCAGTCCTTCCGCTGACCAACAAACAGGCCATGAAGAGCATTGCTGACAGCATTACCGGAAACATGCCGGAAGGAAGCGTTGGACTGAGCAAGGAAGAAATGACACAGGCAGTGACACAGGGTGTTGCCATGGCAATGATGAACATGAACACCGGCGGAAGCACATCTCCGCAGTACATTTCCAACACGATCAATCTGGACGGCCGGGCGTTTGCGAAAGCTATCACAAAAGCCCAGCAGGACAACAACCGGCGTAAAAATCCGAGTCCGGCATGGTAGAAAATCATTGCTATTCCTGCTAGATTGCGGTATAATGAATGAGTAACAAGTAGCACCTATATCTTGTTATATTGTGCGAAAAACAAAATATTGAGCAGACTTTTAAGATGATATTTACTTGGGTTGAAACAATGACCCGTTTCCCGTGATACCGTCTTGGAGTCTGCTCTTTTTTTGTTTTATAGAAGGGAATGAAGCAAATGAAGCCATATGGATTAGTTGACAGAAATATTATACTCAACAATAGTCTATCGTTGGAAGCAAAAGGAATATACGGCATATTGATGAGCCTTGATGGAACAGACTTTGAACTGGATGAAATCTGCGAATATGTTTCAGAGAGCAAATCAGTTGTCGAAAAAGCTTTAAACGAATTGGTAAATCATGGATTTATTTCATTCGAAAAATAATACGGTAAAACCAACAGGCTTACCCGACGGGGGACAAGCGGAAATGCCTTGCCGCCTGCCTGTTGATTTACATACATTTCAAGGCATCTTATATACGAAAGGCAGGTATTTTTCTATGGCAAAATCTTTTAATTACCGTAAATATTACAAAGACTATTATGGGATTGATTTCGACAGTAGCTATGTAATCCACCATATTGACTTTGACAGAAGCAACAATGATATTAATAATTTAATTTTATTACCTTCGAAGTTACATAGCCGATATCACTTTTTGTTAACTGGATTTAATCCTGATAAAAACAATAAAGGAATTGCAAGTCTTGATTTTAAAATCGTCTCAGAATGCGGGAGCATCCCTATGTTTGGAATAAACATGATGAAAAATTTGTGTGAAACAATGGTAGAAATTGATAAATGGGTAAGAATAAAATCCGACATGGATAAAGAAAAATACAATAAAGAAAAGTACGGTATTTAATATTTAGTTAAATTCAGTAGGCTAGGTTGGCCGCCGAAAAGTGTAAACCTTGATGCACCTGCCTACTGTTTTTATAAATCAAGGATTCTGGCATATTATGGAGATGCCAACGACCAACAAGGAGGTTATCATTATGAACAAAGAGTTTAATTATCCAAGAGATTTTAAAGGAGTATGGATCCCGAAACAGGTTTTTCTTGATGAAAGATTAAATGCGATTGAAAAATTGATTCTGGCAGAAGTCGACAGTCTTGATGTAGAAGGAAGCGAAGGATGCTTTGCGAGCAATGAATATTTAGCAAATTTCTGTCAATGCAGTGTAACAAAAGTTTCTACTTCTGTTTCCAAGTTAATAAAGCTTGGATATCTTTATGTGCTTAAAAATGACGGAAGAAAAAGGTACTTAAAGAGTAGGCTTTCAAATTTTGAAAGCCAGGAATTTAAAAACAGTAATTCAGACACGCCAAATATGAAACATAGTAATAATAGTTATGAATACAGTGTAGATGATATAGATAAAGACTTTATTTTATCAAATAAAGAGAAAAAGACTTTACCAAAGAATGGTAAAGGTTCAAAGACTTCTGCTCCTAATAATATTAATATACTAGATATAAATAATATACCCTCACGGACAACTGAGCAGAAGGAAGTGTACCGCAAGCAAAAACAGAAAAATCGTTCTGAGAAATACCGGGACGAAGATGTACCACAGATTCTGTATAATGAGTTTGATTCACTGTATGGTGAACAGGAGAATATTCTGGAAGATCATGACATCTGTCTGACCATGGCAGTTATCGCTTATTACTTCAAGCAGTACCGGGAGCACATGGGCGAACAGCATATAATGATTTCAACCAAATACGCAAATCAGTTCATGGGAGTTATCATTGGCGATGATTCGCCACTTCTGAAAGCGGACGTGGAAGAAAAAGATGAACTCCGGTTCTATCAGGACATGATAGACGAGTTTTTTAAATCAGACCTTGGTCAGCGAAATGGAAAAGACTTCGATCGTCATATCTGGCTGTTCTTCACTGAAGAGAATCAGAGAATCTTGTGTGAACGGGTAAAGCAGAAATGGGATAACCAAGAATACATTGACTAAATCAATCCAAAATCCGTTTGAAATACCGTAGGTGATAATTTCCTCACGCAAACGATTCAAATTGATTCTGGCTTAAAATAATACAGTAATTAATTAGAAAGTGAGAAAGAAATGAGTAGACTTGGAAAAGAAATGCCGGCAGAATATTCTGATCAGTTTGATGAACTGAGACAAAACCGGTGCGAAACAAGCTTTTACAAATACGGCACTGCAAAAGATAATTTCGGCGAGAAATTGGTAAATGCCATAGAATCTCATGATATGTGCATCAAAAAATATCTTAAAACCGGCAACACGGAGTATCTTTGCGATGCTGCAAATTATCTGATGTTCGAATTTATGTACCCACAAAAAGACGGTGCTTATTTCAAGGCTACTGATAGTGGTGAAAGTGCCGGATGCGCTCTGATGGACGATGCAGTTAATGACATCAAAGGCGATCTGGTTGGAAATGGATATACAATCCGCACCTATAATAACTACGGTCAAAAGGTCATGACCACGGTCGGCGACAAGATCAATGTTCAAGGGAATCCGATTGAGACAACTTCTTACAACAGTGATGGAACTGTGATCAGCGGATATGAGCTGTCATCCGTGATCACGATCAATATTGATGGCAATGAAATCCAGAGCTGCGGCGACACCTGCATATTTGAGCAAGATGGTCTGGAACCGGACGTGGATTTTGAGCAGACTGATATTTACAGTCAATCTACAGGAAAGCTTTCTGACAATACTTACGTTGCCGGGATCGTAAATCAGTACAAGAATTATTTTGGAAAATCCAGAGTTGTTGTGATTAAATCTCAGCTGGGGCAGCCTATTACAGCATATTCTGGTGACGAAGTATACTGGAAGATTCCGAAGAAGTTGCCGAAAATGACAAAACTCATGATTGACGGGAAAGCCCTTTACATCCACCGGGCGAACTTTCAGATCATTGACACAGCCTTGCTCAAATAAAACGGCTTAAATACGGGCACGATTTTTTTAAACGATAAAACTCCACAGAAACACAAAAAATGGATTCTGCATGATTTTGCCTAATCAATTACTGCGATTCTCATTGTAGTTTCTCTTTATCAGATGTATAATTGGATTATCAATTAAAGGGAGGAAAAAGAAAATGAAAAAGTGGAAAAAGTTTACAGTGATTTTGCTGGCAATGATTATGGCACTTGCCATGGCGGTTCCGGCATCGGCGGCAACAGTTAAAATTAACAAAACAAAGGTGACGATTTGCACAGGACAGACATTGCAGCTGAAGATGGTCGGAACGAAAGCGAAGCCAAAATGGTCTAGTAATTCAAGAAATGCAGTTGTGAACAGTACTGGGAAAGTTACCGCAAAGGCCCGGGGAAAAGCCACGATTACTGCTAAAATCGGGAAAAAGAGTTATAGATGCATGATAATAATAGAATCACCCAAAATTAGCAGCACAAGTGTTTCACTGTACAAAGGAAAAACGGCGCAGCTTAAAATGCTGAATACGAAACAGAAATACAGATGGACATCTTCAAACGCCAAAGTTGCGACAGTTTCGTCAACCGGTAAGATTAGAGGAAAAAGTGCCGGGACTGCTTATGTTTCCGCCAGAAGTGCGTCTGGTAAAACATTTAAGTGCAAAGTCACGGTCAAGAACACACCTAGCAAACTTAAAATGCTTTTACCAAACCAAAAAGAGTGTGGAGATGCAGATTTCTTTATTGAATATAATTCTCAAAGAAGTACAAATGGTAAAACCGTACTTATGCAGTTATATAAACAATTCCCGATGGGGTATATTAACTTTTCGGCCAGTAATGTCGATCGTGGCTTAACGACATATATCTATATTGATGGAAAACTTTGGGATCAGAACAGAGGTACTTCTGTTAGCGGCGGGGGATCATTGGATGACATTTATATAAAACCTGGAACACATGTTGTTGAAATGGTGCAATTTGCGAATAATAATCGTTATGGAAAAGTGAAGTCGTATCGTAGAGCGATGTACAAAGTGATTTACAAATAAAGCTATGGACCGGGGAGAAATCTCCGGTTCTTTCTTTTTTGCTTGAATGCCATATGTAAAAATATGGAATCATATTATATTAAAAACGTATAATGAATAATCATAAAGCGTCTATCTTTTGATAGGCGCTTTTTTCATGTACAAAAATGAGGTGATTATTCATATGGCAGACGTTTTTATAAAAATCAATGGTGCAGCGATGCCTTGCCCATCTTCTTTTACCTGGGGGCTGCAAGATATTTCAGCATCAGAATCTGGACGTACTGATGATACGATCATGCATAAAAACCGCGTTGGCCAGAAACGGAAACTGGCTGTTGGATGGAATGCACCGGATTGGGATACTGCTTGCAAGATCGTACAGGCTGTAAACCCAGAGTATTTTTCCGTTGAATATCCTGATCTTTTATCTGGAAATAAACATGAAGTAAGAACTTTTTATGTCGGTGACCGGTCTGCCCCGTTCAAATATTGGTGGGTAGGAAATCAGCGGATGGAAGGTTTGCAGTTTGATTTGATTGAAAAGTAGGAGGTGAGAATTTGAGGTATGTTTCCAGCAGATTTAAAACTGAACAGAATAACGACAATAGGAACTATCTGAAATATGCGGATATCACATTGACAGATGGAACGGTTCTCAATCTTACCAATACGGATTTTTGGTCAAATGGAATGAAATTTGAAGATTCAGTATCCGATGATAGCGCTTTTACAATTGGATCTGCGAATATAAACACAGTAAATCTGTCAATTAATAACTTTGATGAAAAGTATACGGATTACGATTTCACAAATGCAGAAGTGATCTGTTATGTTGGACTTGAAGTGGAACCAACATCCGGAACTGAAAAAGAAATAGAAAAAATCCGAATTTGCACCATGACCGTGGTTGATACACCATATCAGGATACTACGATCATTGAACTAACATGCGAGGATAATATGCGAAAATTTGATCGTGATTATTCTGAGAGTAAGCTCAAGTATCCGGCGACACGTCGGCAAATAATCCAAGACGCATGTAATGTATGTGGAGTAACACTGGATACATTATCGTTCGATCAAGATTCTTATCAAATCGTAACAAGGCCGGATGATGATGCATTAACTTTTCGTCAGGTGTTAGCATGGGTATGCCAGATCGGATGTCAGTATGCCAGATGCGATAGATATGGCAGACTGACTATAAAATGGTACGATACGGAAATTGTTGATGCGAATAGAATTGAAATTAATTCTACGAGCAAATTTACCCCAAATTTAGATGATGTGGTTATAACTGGCGTAAGGGTAACAGAATATATTGAGGCTACATCCGATGATAAAACCGCAAGTTCATACTTGTATGGAAATGAAGGATACGTCCTGGAAATCAGCGAAAATAAACTGATCCCACAGGGAACCGGTGAGACTGTAGCTGCAATGATCGGCGAAAAATGCGTTGGAATGTCGTTTCGCCCATTTGAAACGCAGTGCTTAACAGACATATCTATTGAAGCCGGGGACGCTGTTTTAATAACGGACAGAAAAGGTAATAAATATAAAAGCTTTTTAACGAATGTTGTACTACAACCCGGAGTATTCGAACAAATTTCTTGCAATGCTGAGAGCGCAGCTAGAAACAGTTCAAAACAATATTCTTTGATTACGCAAACAGTTGTTGATGCTAGAAAGTCAGTGCAAAAGGAAAAAGCGCAACGAGAGCTTGCACTTGAAGAATTTGAGAAAAGGCTTGACAAATCATCAGGGGTTTTTACCACTATCGAAACTCAAGAGGACGGGAGTAAAATTTTTTATTTGCATGATAAGCCCAAATTAAGTGAATCGCAGGGAATATGGCGGATGACGGCGGAAGCCTGGGGCGTATCAAACGACGGCGGAAATACCTGGAACGGCGGAATGACTGTTGATGGAGACGCTATAGTTCGTATTTTGGAAGCGGTTGGAGTTAACGCAAATTGGATCAATGCCGGAGCCATTACCGTAAAAGACGCAGAAGGGAATCTTCTATTCTCTGTTGACATGGATACAAAATCGGTATATATCAGCGGAAATGTGCAGATTGGCGGCGGAAAAACATTTGACGATACATTGAAAGAGTTTGCTGCATCTGCAAAAAATATGACCATTCAGCTGAGCAATGAATATCAGGGCATTCCTGTTAATTCTGATGGGAATTATATCAACTTTCCAGAATGCTCAACTCAGGTTACGGTGATGTACGGCGCACAGGATATCACGGAGAACTGTTCGTACACTATAACCGAATCTCAGAATATCTCGGGATCCTGGGACGAAGTTGAACACACGTATACAGTTGAAAGCTTAACTGCCGACAGTGGCTGGATTGATATAAGAGCTACTTATCTTGAGAACCTGTCAGTATCGAAACGATTCACGATAGCTAAGCAGTATGCCGGAGAACAGGGTACAGCCGGAAGAACATATTTTATAAATGCCGATGCTGACATTTTGCTGATGGGGGCTGACAAGAAGATCACTCCGAATGTTCTGAACTTGAGGCCTTACTATAGAGATGGTCAGGAAGATGCTAAAAACTTTTATGCCTGGTGGACTATCGAAAAAAGCGTTGATAACGGCTCTTCCTGGGAAGATATAAGCACATACAGCACCTCGATGAAGCTGATCCAGATTCAGCTGAACGCGCTGTCTCTTGAAGCACATGACATGATAAGGGCCAGCGCTTATGCCGATAAAGAAAAAACTATACTATGTGATCAGCAGACGTTCCCGGTAGCACTTGACGTTTCTGCTCTGTCTCAGAAAGATATTGTAGAAATTCTGTCTAATAACGGAGCTTGGAAAGGACTATACTATCTGAACAATGAGCTGTATGTTTCTTTCAATGCGGCGCTCGGAGGAATACTGACACTCGGTGGACAGAACAACGGGAACGGGCTTCTGATCCTTCTTGACGACGAAGGGTCGGAGATAGGCCGGATGTCGTCCGGAGGAATGTCATTTCGAAATTCTGATAACAACATAGTCATAAGAATTAATAAGAGCGGAATGTTCTTCTATGATTCGACCGGTCAAAAAAGAAAAGTGCTTACTGACAGTTCCGGCATCACTATGTATACGGATTATACAGACGCAAACAACTGGAAAGCCATAAAAATCGGTAAGTACGGAATTTATGCAGCAGAAAAGAGCGGCGGAGCGGAAGATCTCTGGATGGAGGGTGATACCAGCCACCAATGGGATGGATATATTCTAAGATTTTTAAATGGTGCAGTTCGTTTAAATGCAAATGCAGTATATACAGACGGTTGTTCGATGGGAAAGAACCTGACTACTTCGGGAACTCTTTCAGTATCTGGTGACACTGGCCTTAAAGGAGATGCTTACGTAGCTGGAAACTTTTCGTTCAGAGACTATAAAGAAGAAGAAGCCAATACAAGCACAAGAAGAAGACCCGTATCATCGGCAAGCGCCGCATTGAACAGGGTAGCTTATCTGTCATCGGCAACACGATCAAATAAAGCCGCATTGACGGTATCGGCCCAGTGGGGTTCGAGTAACTATACTACAAACACTTTATATAACGATTCTGCTTCCGATATCCGATTAAAAGAGAATGTTTTAGACTGCGAAATTAATGCTCTTGATGCGGTCTGCAAAATGCCGGTATGCTCATTCGACTGGAAAGAAACTGGCGTCCATCAGCCGCTCGGACTTGTTGCAGATGATATTGAAAAAATAGATCCGTTACTGGCACTAGGCGGTGGTGAGAACGAAGACGGAAGCATGAATGTTAAGCAGATTGACAGGCTTCTTCTGACCGAATATGCAATTAAAGCAATCCAGGAACTGTCAGCTACAGTAAAAGAGCAGAGCTGCAAGATTAGAAAATTGGAGGGAAAATTGGATGGAATTAAAGGGAATTGACGTATCATCTAATCAGGGGAAACCGGACTGGGCGAAAGTGGCTAAATCCGGCATTAAATTCGCCATTTTAAGAATCCATCAGAAAACAGGTGTTGACAGCTCATTCGAGTACAACTACAAGGGATGCAAGAGCAACGGAATTCTTGTCGGTGGATACAAATATTCTTACGCTCTGACACCGGCACAGGCGATTGACGAAGCAGAAGATGTGATTGCCGCACTGAACGGGCGGGGACTGGACTTCCCAGTGTTCTATGACCTCGAGTGGTCTAATCAACGAAAGCTCGGCAAACAGGCAGTTGAAAACATTGCGGTCGCATTTCTGACAAGGATGAAAAAAGCCGGTTATAAGGTCGGCATCTACTGCAATCTGGACTGGTATAATAACGTTCTGACTGATGCACTCAGAAAGTATGAGTGCTGGATTGCTCATTACCCAGACCCCGACAATGGGACAATGCAAACAAGAGTAAAACCAAAAGCAGGAATTGGCTGGCAGTATTCCAGCAAAGGAAAAGTATCCGGTATCAGCGGAAATGTCGATATGGATGTGTTCTACAAAGACTATAGAGGAACGACACAGAAAGGAGAAACAACAGTGGTTAAAACAAAATTACAGAAATTTCTTGAACTTGGTGATTATTATGCTTCAAACGGCGGATATCTAGAAAAGAAGAGCGATGCTTATCTGGATGATTTCAAAAAGAACGCCGGTTATAACAACTACACCAGATTTGCCCGTGATGTAAATTCCTGGGGGCAGCCGGGTTGCCAGGCTCAGCCATGGTGTGCAGAGTACCAGTTCTGGAAGCTGGTGAATGTTCTGGGAATCACAAGAACATTGCAGATTATGGGCGGTGGATTCTATAACTGCAAGAGCATCACAAATCACGCCAAAAGCAATGGAACATGGCACAAATCACCAAAAGTAGGTGCGTTGATTATATTTCGTAACGGTTCCCATGTTGGCTCTGTCCGCAGTTTCAATGGTAGTGCCGTATATACTAACGAGGGAAATACTTCCAGTGCTGCCGGTGTGGTTGCAAATGGCGGAGCTGTACGCAACAAATCCTACGCTATCAACGATTCTGCAATCGACGGATATGTTTGGATTGACTGGGGAAGCGAGGGACAGACTGCGACTTGGAAAGCAACCGGTACAGCTACTTCCACAGCAGACGATTTATATGTCCGTGAAAGCCCGAACGGATATGTTCTCGGAAAAATTAACAAAGGAAACCGTGTTGAGATCAATGGAGAAAAGTCCGGTGCATGGACTAAGATCAAGGTCGCTGGAATCGGAATCGGCTGGGCTGCTACGAAGTATCTTGCTGTTGATGGGGCAAAAAATGTGGCTGCAACTGCAACAACAATCGCCAAAAAGCAAGACAAGAACCAGAGGTTGTACACTGGACAGGTTACGGCTTCCAGCCTGAACGTCCGCACATGGGCTGGAGCAGAGTATCCGAACATCAAAAAATATCCGACATTGAACAAAGGAAACAAGGTTGATGTTATGAACTTCACTCAGAAAGCAAGTGACGGTAACTCTTGGTACTACATCCGCATTGCTGGAAAGTACTTTGGATTCGTTTCCGCAAAATATATCAAAAAGGTATAAGATTTAAGCCCCTTGGAGTTAATCCTTGGGGCTTTTTTCCTTTAAACCAAATTTATGTTCTGATTGATTTTTCCTTCAGAACAAGGTATACTATCAACAGCCGCACAGGGGTTGAACTTATGATGTAAAGTTTCCTGTGTGGCTAGCACAAGTTGATAGTGCAGATTGATTCCACCGTGCATGAACGGAAGAGTTGTATGTCCCAATTCGGGGGCTGTTAGCAGCGGCACGAGTGGACAGTCAGGAAAAGAGTTGGGCCTAAAAACCCGACTCTTTTCTTATTCTTCGAGATATTCTTGATATATCTGTTCTATTTCTCTTTTTCGATTCTGGGATATTGAAACGATATCACCGGAAATCATTTTGATGTCAGATTCAATGTTTGCGATGTAATCCATGTTTACGATATAACTGCGGTGGCACCGTACAAAACGCCGATCCAGAACTTTTTCTATCTCATGCAGACGCCGGTAAAAGCCATACTGATGCCTGTCCGTGCAATGGATGATGCACATTTGACCACGGCTTTCTATATATTCGATGTTTCGGAAGAAAACCCTGTGGAAATCACCTTTGAATTTTACAGTAAGCATCCGTTCTTTCAATCTTCCGAGCGTAGTATCAATTACGGAAAACATCCTTCCATCTTCATGTCCTTTGATAACATACTGTGTTGCTCGAACATCAAAAGCATCACGCATGTAGCCGGCATGAGCTGTCCAGAACATCAGACTTCCGGAATAACCAGAGCCACGTAACTTATATGCTACATCAACACCACTTTCACCATCTTTTAAAATGATGTCCAACACGATCAAGTCAAACCATTCACCGTCTTTCACATCATCCACAAGAGGGACACCAGAAGTGTATTCTGAAATCTGATACGAACGGTCGCCCTTTTTCTTCAAAAATGACTCAGCCCTTGTCTTGAAATAATCAATATCAAGCTGGTTATCGTCAAGTATCGCTATTCGCATTTATATCACACCCTTTTTATTATGCGAAAACCCACTATTTATTCAATTTACCAATTTTTACGGTGAAATGTTGTATAATTTACAATGCAGATAGTATTTATACAGATATTATACTACAGCAGTTTAATACTGTAAATGGGCTGAATTGCCGGAAATTTACCAAAGCTGCTCTCCTGTGATAAAAAAAGTGCTTAAATATCCGGCAGTCAGTCCATAAATAAAAGATATGAGAAAATTATATTTTACTTCTGATATGATATTAAATCTGTAGTATATTCACCTTCATATTCAGCCAACGGTCTGATTGTTAATGCGAAATCTACTTTTGATATTTCAGAAATCTCGTTCATTGAAAGGAAATCGTCAGTTGGAGTTAAGGTTATAATTGTTTTACAATTATTCAGCAAATATTTGTTGCACAGTTCATAATTCACATCGGAAGTTGTAAAGTCATTATAAGTTTCAGAAACTACATCGTAAACAAAATACTGACCAGTTGTATTCGTGATGCAAAACGTGAAACTGTTCTCTTTTGATGATACAAAATCAACGCTAATACCATCTTTATCATATATGTTTTGAACGTTACTTAACACAGGTGAAGATGTTTCCGTGGCTCCAGTTACATCAACATGCACCTGACCACTATCGAAAGCTTTAAAGCTTTTTGAATTATCATAAGCCCACAGCAAAATATCGAAGCTGCTCAATTCATCCATTTGATAATCTTTATAAAAATTGGTTTTTTCCCAAGCACTGGTAAGTTCTATAGTAGAATTTGCTTTTTTACCTGGTGCAACATCGGCAGAATTAAGACCATATTGGTCACCACCAGCCATGATGCCGTTTATGGCATATGCGTAAGGTGCAATACCTAAATTCAGATCAGAATTGTTTTCGATATACAAACCAATGGTTCCTTTTGATGGCGACTCTGTTAAGCCTTTTGTTTCGACGTGTACTCCGTTTTCATCATATAAAACAAAGTCTTCTGCAAACGTCGGGATAGAAGTGGATGAAACCAAAATGCTTGTGACACCAAGTGCCACTAATAATTTTAAATGCTTTTTCATAGTAAATCCTCCTTAGTAAAATTTGTATATATTATATCATTTAAAGCACAAGTAGCATAGTGAAATATAATAAAATTCGAGGTGTTATCAATGAAAACATTCAAACAAATTCTAGCCATTATCGGAATTATATTATACGTCAATTACATCATCAGTTCACCGGTATGCGTAGAAGAATATGCAAACAGAGGTACTAGCATTTGTTCCGAACAACATATGCACAGACAACCAACAGTCAAAAGAAATGTCACGAAACAGATGCAGCATATTCCTATGCTTGTATTTTATTTTGCTCCAAAGAGGAATGATTTTACCTTTGCTATCACGAATAATTTCTATGCAATTGTAAATATTCCGGTATACCATTGGCAATTACCTCGTGGAAATATCATTTCATCCCACTTATTCCGTTTTATTAGACATATTATAGGATATAATGCAAACATAAGTTTGTGGTATGCCATCTGCTAATCGAACATATACTTTAATGTAGACAGTAGTTTGCAAACGGAGAGGGTTTTTATGGATTATAAGAAAGAGATTATTGAAATGATACAAAAAATACATAATGAATCAATAATAAAGTTTATTTATGGATGCGTAAAAAGAGCATATGACGAAGAAAGGGCAGGAAGATAATTCCCGCCCTTGCATCTTAAAAAACAAATTTTTCAAAAAAATCACACAGCAAATCTTTTTTATCGGGTGGCAGATTATCGTATTCAAGAATAATTCTTTTGAAACGAGGGTCTGACTGCTCGATTTTTGTAATCACATCTCCGAATTCAATATCAGGATCGTGATTCTCTTTCATATCTGTTAAATCTGACATTCCTATACGGAAATAATCTGCTAAAGCCCTAATCTTTCCAGTACCTGGCATAGAATTACCTTTGCACCACATATTAAATGTAGACGTGTTTGCACCAATAGCTTCAGCAACTTCTTTTTGCTGTTTTCCACTTTTCAAAATATACCTATTAAGGTTGTTTGAAAATATCCTCTTTTGTTCTTCGTCTGTCATAATTCTATTATCCTCCTCATACCTAGTATTTTACACCATAATTAAATTAAATTCAATAGCAAATTCAATTAATTTGAATTTTGGTGTTGACAATTCAATTTGATTGAATTATAATAAGTCCATGAGTTAAGAAAGGAGATGAGCAAATGCCAAAAATTTCGTTAGAAGCAGTTCGTGTTAATGCTGGATACAATCAGAAAGAATGGGCTGAAATATTCGGTATTTCCAATGTCACAGTGGTTAACTGGGAGAAAGGAAAAACTGAACCTACATTATCTCAGCTCAGAAAAATGAGTGAACTTTCTGGAATCCCTATGGATTTTATTTTTGTGCCTAATAAATTCAATTAAATTGAATTAGAAAGGAGCAGTATGAACGAATTACATATTTTCAATTCAGAGGAGTTCGGAGATATTCGAACAGTAACAATTGACAATGAACCTTGGTTTGTTGGAAAGGATGTAGCAACAGCATTGGGATATAAAAATACCGCTGATGCTATTGGAAAGCATATAGATACTGACGATAAGCTGACATCGCAAATCGCGATTGCAGGTCAGAGAAGAGACGTAGTAGTAATCAACGAATCCGGATTATACGCTTTAATCCTCGGGAGCAAGCTTGAATCAGCTAAGAGATTCAAACGTTGGGTAACAAGTGAGGTTCTTCCAGCAATCCGTAAGACAGGTTCTTATCAGAAACCAATGACCACAGCAGAGCAGATTCAGTTGTTGGCACAGGGAAACATCGAGCTTAAAGAAAAGATTGATGCTGTCAATGATGACTTGCAGGAGTTCAAAAGAGACATGCCTTTACTTGCACTGGAATGTCAGAAAATCACAAAGGCAAAGAACCAGAAAGTAGTTCCGATACTGGGTGGAAAGAATGCACCGGCATACAAAGATAATTCATTGCGTCAGCTCGTGTACAGTGATATTGACGCGCAGCTTCGCAGGGAATTTGGCGTGAATACCTACAAGGCAATCAAGAGAAACCAGTGCGATATGGCAATAAAAATCATAAACGAATATGAGCTGCCGATGTATTTGAAAGATCGCATTGATGATGCGAATGCTCAGAGTAGTTTCTTATGAGAAAGAGAGAAGATTATGAAAAGTATTGAAAGTTATATGTTTTATGGCGATAACGCAGAAGTATTTCGACCACTTATCGGATTTAAAATCGAGGACATAGAATTCACAAATACGAATGAAGAAAAAGAACCGGTAATTATTCTTGGTTGTGTCAATGAACACCATGTAAGAATAGATCTCCTGCTTCAGGAAGATGGAGTATTTATTTCCGAACCATATGCGGTTAATGAAGATCTCAGTGCTATTCGTTCAGAAAATCCTTCTGTGAGCAGAAAGAAAGCAACGCACACGGGAAAAATTGGAGAGAAAACAATTTCCGAATGCGTTGCAAGTGGAATTAATTCTGCTGTTCAGAACTCCATTCGTGATATTGACGAAGAAGATTAATTGTAAAGGAGCGAATTTTATGAGTAAAAAAAAGAAAAAGAAAAAGGCTTCTAAGATGGTACGAACATCAAAGAAACCTATTTCCTTAACATGTTTGATTAATAAGAAACCTATTTGCCAGATGGATATTTTTCGTTGAATGCTTCTAACGCAGATTCATAAGCGTTCATGTATTCTTCGAAATAATCGACAGTGACATGGACTTTGCCTGAATCAATTTGAGCTTGACGTTTTAAATGGCACGCGTCAATGCAAACTGCAACGGCTAAATCATGTGCACGTTTTTCATTATCGGTCATTTTTACACCTCCCTTCGGAGAATATTATATCACATCGCAAAAAGGAAATGGCAAACTAAAAAAAGAAACAATCAGGAGGTAAAAATCAGATGATTAAATGCGAAAAAGGAAACGTATCAATCAACGGTGCGGGAAATGAAGTTATCCATGATCTTTCGGAAATCGTATCTCGTACCTACAGTTCCTTTTCCAAAGCGTTCGGAGAGGAAAAAACAAAACAGATGATTTTTAAGGCGGTAAACGCCGGGATGGGAGCGAACAAATGACAAAAGCAGAGAAATTTAACCTTTATGCTGATACCTTATACGGAATGTGCCGGAAAGCACAGGACGCAGTTCCAGAAGCGCTTGTGTGTTTTGAATGTAAGGTTTTCAGCAGTGAAAAGTTGGGGACATATCGTGCAATATGCGTCGGTATCAAAACGTCTGGTGGAAGCAGAAAATATTACGATGTGTGCGAAGCATTACATGATATGGAGGAAAACTTTGAATCCGTAAAGACAATACTGAACAACCTGTTACTTGATGCTCCGTGTCCGTACTGCGAAAAGGAGAAAGAAAATTGATGGCTGTAGAAAAAGAAAGCTCCGTGGATTTTATCCCGGAGACCGTTGAAGAAGAATATGCCATGCTGGCAGGCAGATTGAAAGCTGTTGAAGCTTATCTTGATGCTTCAGATAGCGATTACGTAGACAAAAACGTTCTGGCTGCCATGTTAGGCATTTAAGTTGTAAGCAGCCCCGGCGGTGCAGGAACACCAACCGGAGCACGTATCTAACTTAGCTTGAGTAAGTTAAATACAGGTTGATTATATCACACCTTCCTGTATTTGACAAATAAAAACACAGGAGGGCATTTTTAATGTCTAAAATCACTAAGGAAACTGGCAAAACACTTGCTTCTGAGATCATCAAAGATCTTGAGAAGGAAGCAAGGAACAAAGATCTGGCAATCATTGCTCTGCTGACTACAGTGCTGGCAATGGGATTGCTGGGGAAAGGAAAATAATGAGAACTTACTTAGAGGGGCTTGCAGTGTTCGGAGTTTCTGGTCTGGCTATCGTGTTCTTTGCCGTATGCTGGGCTGTGACTGATTTAGACGCACTCACAATTCTGGCGTTGGATTACATCTTAATGAGTACAGTCGGGATGGCGGTGATGCTAAAAATCAATGACTTCGTACATGACATTAAAAGGAAGGAAAAAGAAAACAAAAATGCAAGATTTAAACAGAGCAACACTGACCGGATTCGTAACTGATTCGGCAGAAGTCAAATTTAAGCCAAGAAAGGGAAAGAGCTTTTTAGTCGTCAGAAGTGACCGCTTCAGTGGAACACCAGACGATATCATTGTTGAGATCCCGAACAGACTCAAAGGTACGTTCCGGGAATGGAATTGGATAAAGGTTTCGGGAAGAATCCGTTCTAAATGGGTCAGAGCAGACCACCAAGAGAAAAAGTATATGTATCTGGAAGCATATGATGTCAGCACGGAAGGAACGCTTCTTGTGAATACAGTAGAAATGACTGCGAATATTTGCAAGAAGCCGGTGCTGAGAGAAACGCCGTTAGGAAAAACAATCTGCGAAGTTTGCGTGGCAATCAATGGATACAGACGTTCAGAATATATCTCCTGTATTTCTTGGAGAGACTTGGCGGTGAAAGCTTCTGAATGGAAAGTAGGGACAAAAGTTAGATTAAAGGGACGTATGCAGAGCCGTGACTATTGGAAGAAGCAGTCAGATGGTTCTTATGTTAGAAAAACAGCATACGAAGTTTCAGTAATAGAGATGGAGGAAATCAAAGATGAAAAAGGTAACTTTGAAAAAACTGAGCGTTGAAAATTATAAGAAATTTGAAGCAAAAGAATTTGATTTCACAGGAAGAACAGAAGTTTCCGGAAGAAACAGACAGGGTAAAACTTCTCTGATGGACGCATATTTTGATGTTCTGACCGGGAAGCTGGCAGATGGAACGCTTCCGAACAATATCCGCCGGAAGGTTGACGGTGAAGAAGTTGACGATCCAGTGGTGAGAGAACTGGTTATTGACGTTGACGGAACAGAATATGTTATCCAGAAAAAGACAAAGAAAGGAAAATCATCAAATACGGTTGAATATTACGTCAACGGAATTAAGCGGAACAAAACAGAGTATATGGAGATTCTTAAAAGGATTGCCGATCCTGATACGATTGCTATGTGCAGCAACGCCAGAGTGTTTTTGAATGAAATCCAGAAAGCAACAGCAAAAGCAAGGGAAACACTGGGAGGAATAGCAGGATTCAGTGAAACACAGTTCAGAGCAGAGCATCCGGAATATGAATGGATAAAGAATGAAGGTGTGGAAGGAGATTCTATTGAAGAGATCTTAAAGGCCCGCAGAAGAGAACTGAGAAAAGCTAAGTCAGATGTTTATGATATCGCAAAGCAGATCAGAAAAGAGCAGGGCCGACAGGTTGAGTGTGATGAAACACTTCCGGCGCAGAGGGACGAACTTCTTGATCTGTTGAAAGAAAACGAGAAGCAGGAAAAAGCACTCTGCGATGCTTCAAAGGAATACGACCGGATTTCTATTGAACTGGCAGGGCTGAAGCGTTCACGTGACGCACTGGTTGAGAAAGCTGGTAAAACAGTCAGAGAAAAACACGACAGAATAACTTCCTTATTATATATGCTGAAATCCGACAAGAAAAACGCCGAGAACAAATTAAGGCTTGCTGAAATGGATCTGGAACACGCCAACAAAGGAATTGAACGCCACAAAGCAGCATTGGCACAGGCTAAAAAGAAATATACGGAAGCGTTAAAAGAGAAGTGGGACGGCGATACCGAACTTACTGCAATCCGTGGAGCAGAGTTTGATCTGGCAGCAGCTATTTGCCCGACATGCGGACAGGCACTTCCAGAAGAACAGGTAGAAACTGCGAAACGCAAGTTTGAGTTTAATAAGCAGTCCAGAATTGCTAAAAAGTTAGAAGAGAAAGAGCAGTTCGAGAAAAATAAACGCACCAAGTTGGAACGGATCACTGAGGACGGCAACGAAGCTTCCGAGGGACTGAAAACGGCGAATAAAACTAAGAAAGAAGCAGAAGCAGCTATTGAAGATACAAAGAAAAAGCTTGCATCTCTGGCACTTGAAATCGCAGAAACGGAAAAGGAAGCAGAGAAACCGATTCCAGAACCGGATATGTCTGGCGATGAAGAATACAAGGCAGTTTGCGACAAAATCTCAGCACTGGAAGAAAGTCTCAATGGCATCGGAAACGGTGAAAATGACAGGATTTTATTAAGCAACAACAGTCATTCTCTGGAAGTAAAACTCAGAGATGTTGAAGCAAAGATTAAGACTCAGACCGCAAGGCTTGAGGAAAAAGCCAACAACCTTGAAGCGTTGCAGGAAGAACAGAAAAAGTTTTCACAGAAGCAGGCGAACATTCAGCAGAAAGTAGATCAGCTGACCGAGTATTCCATTGAGAAGAATAAGGCACTGGCAGCAGTGATTAATCCGCACTTCAAACATTTTCAGTTCCAGTTCCTTGATTACACGCAGGATGGAGAACCGTTGGAAACTTGCCGGATGATCTGCAACGGTATTGATTATGCAAACGGCCTGAACCATAGCGACCGGATTCTTTGCGACATTGACCTTGTGATGGGATTGCAGGAGATGAACGACTTACGACTTCCGGTTTGGGTTGATGATACCGAAAGCGTAAATTCGGACAGGATTCCAGGTTTAGATACACAGATGATCCTGTTGAAAGTTTCGGACGGGGAGTTAAGTGTGAAAAATATTTAAAAATAATTCGAACAGATTTGCAAAGGAAGAGCTTCGATAGGCGTAGCGGTGGAGGAGCTTAGCTAGGAACGGCAGCGGAATAGAAGCGCATTGATGAGAATCGCAATGGAAAATCAGAGAACGGCTGTGGAAGGGCAGGGCGAGGTGTAGCAATGTAACGGCATAGAATCGAACAGCTAGGAAAAGCACCAAATACTATAAAAAAAGAGAGGTAAAAGAAAATGAAAGAATTAAAGGTAAGATTAACATTTTTAGAGGAAATTTTAGGGACAGCAAGCGCAGACCCGGAAATTCATGAAAAGTTTATTGCTTCAAATGCACCAGATGCACCAACAAGAAAAGAAGAGGTGGAAGCTATTGGAGTAGAAGAAGTTGTGGAGAAATCCATGACAGTATTTCCGAGAGACAACGGAGTTCCAATTTACTGGGATTATCAGATCAAAGGCTTCTTCAAAGATGCTTGTGGTATGCTCAGAAAAGTCACCGGTTCAAAATCATCTAAAATCAAGGCTTATAAGAAAGAAATTGATGGTCTGATTTTTGTTGAAGAAAGAAAAATTCCGATTCATTTTGACGGCGAAATGGGAACTTGTCAGAGACCATTAAGAGGGCAGACAGCACAGGGTGAAAGAATTGCATTGGCAAACAGTGAAAGCATTCCAGCTGGAAGTCATATTGAATTTACGATTAAATGTTTATGCGATAGTCATGAAGCTGTAGTAAGAGAATGGCTTGATTACGGGGAATTGAGAGGCATCGGACAGTGGAGAAATTCAGGCAAAGGTCGCTTCAAGTGGGAAGAGTTGAAAGTGAAATGATATGAAATGGAAAAGCATAGCCAAGACCTGATTGGAAAAGAGAAAATAAACATAGCAAACGGAATAACAGTGCCGCAAGGCGCTTTACGAAGGTACTGAGTAGAGAAGAATTGAAGAGCTATGGAGAGGCTGAGCTACGAGGAGCAACGGAAGCGGGGCTGCGAATCGAATTGCAATGGAACAGCGCAGCTTGAATATGCGCTGCATTGAATAGAGAAGAATTTCAAAACATCGCAAAGGAATGGCAAAGAAAAGTATCGCAAAGGTAAGGCGAGGAAATGAAAAGCAAAGGCTAGGAACAGAATTGAGAAGATTGGCTAAGGCATTGCCTTGTGAGGAGGAGCGAAGCACAGAAACGCTATGGAAAAGTGTGGCAAAGCAACGAAAAGTGATAAAAATAAAATATTTCAAAAAGGAGAATTAAAATGGCAAACAAAACACAGGTAGCAACAGTAGGAGAACAGCAGGCGGCAGTTGTGATTAACAATCAGTTTATTGACGGATTGACAAAACAGCTTGAAGAAAAATGTAAATATGGTCTTTCTTTTCCAAAAGACTACAATCTCAGCAATGCACTTATGGGAGCGTATTTGGTGCTCAAAGAAACAAAAGACAGGAATAACAAACCAATTCTGGAATCTTGTAGCCAGATTAGCATTGCAAACAGTCTTATGAACATGGCGACACTGGGACTTTCAGTGCAGAAGAAACAGGGATATTTCATCGCTTACAGCGGTCAGTGTCAGTTTCAGAGATCATATTTCGGAAACATGACGATTGCCAGAAGATACGGAATGAAAGATATTCACGCGGAGATCATCTACCAGGGAGATAAATTCAAATATCATATTGAAGATGGAAATAAGGTTTTGGATTCTCACGAACAGGATTTTATGAACATTGATAATGAAAAAATCCTTGGAGCGTACGCAGTTGTGCTGATGGAAGATGGAACAAAGCATCTGGAAGTAATGAATATCAAACAGATTAAACAAGCTTGGTCGCAGGGGTTCGGATACAAGGAAAATGGGAATGGCACACACCAGAAATTCACCGATCAGATGGCAAAGAAAACCGTTGTCAATCGTGCCTTAAAGCAGATCATCAACACTCATGGTGATGTTTTTGTACAGGAAGCAGACAATGATACAGAAACAGTTTCAAAAGATGACGCTTTTGCAGCTGATGTTGCATATGATATCGAAACACATGCTAACACCGAAGAATTTATCCCAGAGCCAATGCCAATCGAAGAACAGCCGAAGCATCCAACGGTTGCAGAAACCGTCCAGACGGTAGAGAAAGAACCGGTCCCGGCAGCAGGTAAAGAACCAGAGATTCCAGATTTTATGAAGCAGGAGGAAATGTGATATGAAAAATATGGATATCCGCCAGGAAATTATTGAAAGACGTCTGAGGTCATATGAGGTTGCTGCTCAGATGAATATTTCTGCAGCTAGCTTCTGCCGGTGGTTGCAAACTGATCTGACACCGGAAAGACGAAAACGAATCAGAACAGCAATTCAAGAACTTAGTAGTAAATATCCAGTTAAGGAGGAAATGTGATATGAGTTTACATGATGTATTTACAGTATTGTGTGTGATTGCTTATATCGTTTTTGTTGCATTAGCGATATACGCCGCTAAGAAGAAAAACAGTTTACCGATGCTGGTCGCGCTGGTAATTTCCAGTTTCTTTAACTTGATGGTTTCGCTTACAGCAAAATAAGGAGGTGCTAAAAATGAGCAATAGTGAAATTTTAAAGAAAGCAAAGGAACTGGTTGAACTTCTGGAAAAACAGGAAAAATCTGGCAAGGTGGGATTATTCGAACTGAAGCCAGGAGATATCTTCCAGACTACCGGAAAGCGTAAATACAAAGTTCTGGAACAGTACACAGAGCATACCAAGATCATTTCTCTTGGATTTGTGAAAGATAATGTGAAATTTGATGATGGTACAACTGACTATAATAAATCATCCTTGAAGAAACTCTGTGATACTGAAATTCTGAAAGATTTTGAAGAAGAGTTTGGAGAAGAGAATATCGAAACTGACATATCAGATCTGATTAATGTAGATGGACAGAAAATCGGAGAAACGGAATGCAAAGTTCGACCGTTGACATTTGATGAAGCGCGTAAATACACAGAACTGATGCCAAATGATGAATTGGATGATTCCTATTGGACTTGCTCCGCATGGAGCACAGTGGAAAGAGGATGGAAATATGCGCTGGCCGTTGTTTCGCCTTCCGGCTGCATCGGCAACTATATCTGCTACGTCAGTATCGGTGTTCGCCCAGTTTGTATCTTAAAATCCAATCTCTTTGTATCTAAAACGGAGGAATGAAAATGAAGAAAAATCTGAAATATTTTGAAAATGAATTAAACCGGATCAATAAAGAATTTGCTGAATATAAAAAGCAGCATATGGAAAAACCGGAAATTGGTAAAACGGTAGAAATCGCCGGAATGGAATGGATGATTTTGGACAAGACAGAAAAAGGATATTTTGCCGTTTTGAATGGATTTGATGGAGAAGAAAGAACATTTGATTCAGATTCAAATAACTGGATTTCAAGTAAACTTCGAGAAGAATTAAATACTAAATTCTTGAAAAAGATTGCGGACGAATTAGGAGAGGATGCAGTCGTCGGATTTGATCGTGATTTACTTTCTCTGGATGGTCAGACAGAATACGGACATTGCGAAGATAAGATTTCACTTTTGACTGTGGATGAGTACCGGAAATATCGTAAATTACTGCCGAACATGCCGAAATGGTGGTGGTTGATTACGCCATGGAGTACACCAGTAAATGATTACAATTCAACACTTACCGTTGTTTCGCCTTCCGGCTGCATCAGCGACAGTAACTACGGCAGCAGTAACGGTGTTCGCCCAGTTTGTATCTTTTCTTCTTCAATCTTTGAATCAGAGAATGATAAATGATGGCAAATGAAGATTTAAGAGTTATCACAAAAGCGAAGCAATTAGCCAAGCATACGTTAATTATGACCAGCAATGCACGTAGATATCCAAAGAAATTCAGATTTTCTCTTGTGGATAAAATACAAAATAAAGCCCTGGAAATATATGAAATGCTTTTTGAAGCTAACCGAACAGACATAAAAGATTATAAAAGAGAAAGATTGGAGCTTCAGACAAAAGCAATTACACATTGCGATGAACTTATGTATTTTATAGAGCTTTCTTATGAACTGAATATCATAAATTCAGGGAGTATGGAAGCGTGGTCAAAAATGGTCATGGATGTGAAACATATGGCGATTGCTTGGAGGTCAAAAGACAGAAGCAGGTAACAACTTAGGTTATGCGTTGCAATACCGTTGTTTCGCCTTCCGGCTACATCAACAACAATAACTACAACAACAGTAACGGTGTTCGCCCAACCTGGATCACAGGCAGACAGAGTAAGCACAAAGCTGAAATCAGTAAAGATACAAGTAAATGCATAACCTTTCCGGAATGGATAAATATAAAGGAACAAAAACAATGGATAAAGAAATTGTTGCAAATTTTGAGAATTTATATCGTTCTTACAAGAAGGTTAAAAGCGGTAAAAAATTTAACTCAGGAACTGCAAGGTTTTCTAATTTATCTCTTGAAGGCATTCACCTTCTAAAAGAACAGTTGGAAAGCCAAACGTATACCATAAATCCATATAATAAGTTTCAAATCCACGAGCCAAAAGAACGTACAATAGAATCATGTGCATTCAAGGATAAAGTAGTGCAGAGATGCTTTTCCGATTATGTTCTGACTCCGAAGCTTGAAAAAATTCTGATTAAATGGAATACCGCTGGACAACAGGGAAAAGGACAACATATGGCAATGGACGGTTTAAAGGAGCAGATGTTGGATTTCTATGAAAAGAATGGAATAAATGGATGGATTGTAAAATGTGATATTCATAAATATTTTTACAGCATAGATCATGAAATAATGAAAGACGTACTTGACTACTATTTTGATGATGATTTTGCAATCTGGCTGAATCATTTATTTATTGATAGCACAGGAAATCCAGGACTACCATTAGGGAACCAGGTCAACCTGAAATATGCATTGCTACTACTTCATTCGCTAGATCAGATGATAACGATTGAGTTTGGAAATCCATATTATGGACGATATAACGATGATTTTTATGTGTTGTGCAAAACAAAAGACATCGCCAGAGAAATTCTTGAAGCAATTCGAATGATGGTTAAAAGTCTCGGGCTGGAATTGAACCCAAAATCGCAAATTGTACCGTTCCGAATGGGACTGTGTTATCTTGGATTCCACCATTACGTGACTGATGAGGGGAAATATATCAGAAAATTACGTGGTGACAGAAAAAGAAATACTCAGAAAAAGGTTCGTAGATGGGTTCGTGCAGTAAATGAAGAAAAGATGCCAGTGGAAAAATTCAACGAAAAATATGGAGCATGTAGGAACCATATGCTTCATGGAAACTGTATTAAATTATGCCACAGTATGGATTTGGAAATTGAAAGGAGAATGAAGTGAGATTAATCAGTCAGGCAGGAGATATCGATATTCCTTACGAAAGCAGTACTGTTGTTCGTGCGGATGTACTGATTGCTGCTTTCTCTGTAAATGACAATTCTAAAAGAATTGTCATGGGGATGTATTCCACAGAAGAAAAAGCCAAGAAAGTCATGGAAATGTTGAGTAACGTATATGCAGGATTTGAACCGGCAAACATTGTGTTCCGTTTTCCAAAGGATGATGAAATATGAAGAGAGTAGACAGCAAGAAAGACTGGGAGCAGATAATAACCATTGAGCTTCCGCTTAAGCAGCTTAAATTACTGCGAGACTGCATGTGCAAAATAAGCTATGCGGAGCTAGAGGATCTAAATAAAGGAAAAGACATTCCATATGCCTATTCCGATTTAGAAAAAACCATAGGTGAAGCTGAAGATATCTTGGATATATAAATGCAGCATATAGAAAGTGAGGTGATGCCATTTGTTCATGCGAGTAATTTCAACAGGAAGTACGAAAGGAAACTGTTACGCTTTGCAGTCAAGTACAGGCGAGATTGTTCTTCTTGACTGCGGATGCGATTACAAAAAGATTCTCAGAGGGATTGACTACCAGATAAACAATGTTTCCGGCGTGCTTCTTTCGCATGAACATGGCGATCACACCGAAGCTGTTCATGAAATCATGAATGCAGGAATCACGGTCTATACCGGCCAAGAAACAATCAAAAACTTAGGCATAACGGACGGAACTATAAAAGCTGTTGCTGAAAAGAAATACTTCAAAATCGGCTCGTTCAGCGCAGTTCCGTTCAGCTTGCCGCATACATCTGCAAATAAAGAGCCATGTTCGAACTTCGGGTATCTAGTAGAACATGAGGAAATGGGAAAGCTTCTTTACCTGACAGACTTTGAGCATTGCCGGTACAAATTCAAATCAATGGAACTTAATCACTTGGTTATTGGTTGTAATTACTGCGAGGAACTGATAGACAGAAACAACCCGAAGTGGAAGCATCAGATCACCGGGCATTGTTCTTTGTCAACTTGTAAGCAATTCATTAGGGAAAATCTCACAGAATCGCTTAAAACGGTAACGCTGGTACATTTGAGCGGTGATGCTTCAGATGCTGGGAAAATGCTTAAAGAAATTAAAGAAGTTGTCGGTGATGGTGTTCTGGTTCAGATTGGACAAGCCGGTTTGGAAGTTGATTTGAACTTGTTTCCATTTTGAAAGGAGAAGGGAATATGGAAATGACAGATTGTAGCAAATGCAGATTCCGTAATTGCTGCACATTAGCCTGGGATTACGGTTCGCTGTACTGCAATGACTATGAGGAGGAATGATGGGATGCAGATTTTAATTAAAGTTCTGGACAAAACCAAAAAAGCAATTTCTCCAACATCTAGTCTGTACGACAGAGGATGGAATGATGCGCTGGAAAAGGCAAAGGAATATTTTACATCCTACAATCCGGTGATTGAATGGATTCCGACAGAATTAATGTTACCACCGGAGCCAGACGAAGATGTTGATATCGAGGAACTTCCGCAGTACACGGTAACAATCAAGGGTGCTGAATGGCCAACATCTCTGAGATACATTGGAAACGGCGAATGGGCGGATGTTGGAGTCGGAAGAGAGATAAAATATACGGTTTCGGCGTGGATGCCGATGCCTAAAGCTTATAAGGAGAAATAGCATGAACAAAGTAATTTTGATCGGTAGATTAGTGAAAGACCCGGACATACGTACCGGAACCAATAACATAACCATTGCCAGATACGCTCTTGCAGTAGAAAGACAGTATCGCAAAGATAATGAACGAAAAGCAGATTTCATAAATTGTGTTGCCCTTGGTAAAAATGGAGATTTTGCTGAAAAATACCTGCATAAGGGAATGAAAATCGCAGTTATCGGCAGCTGGCAGACTGGAAATTATACGGACACTGATGGAAAAAAGATTTACACAAATGACTGCCTGGTAGAAACACATGAGTTTGTGGAAAGCAAGGGTAGAAGCAACCAGCCTGAAAACATCGGCACAGTTCCACCGTCAGCACCGGCAAGTGACACATTTGTTGAACCGGCTTACGATCCGGATTTACCGTTTTCGTAATTGAAAGGAATTTCAGTTGGATTACAAGAAATTCAGACAGGCGAAAGCCATTGAAGCTAGCAATAAGAAGAAACTTCTGAAAGTAAATCCGAAACTGGATGAAGGAACCGGAATATATATACTCTGGCGTACCGAAACTCATGGATATATCGGTCAGTCAGTAAAACTTCTTACCAGACTGGCACAACACATGTCAGGATACGAACAGCATATTGATCGCTCCATGAAAGCACATGGGCTGTATTCGGAAGAAAATAAGAACGGATACAAGATTGACTTCTTTCACTGTCCGGTATCACAGCTTGATGAAAAAGAACGAGAATACATCCAGAAAGCCATTGATGCCGGATGGATTGTGAAAAACAAGACTGGCGGTGGACAGGATGAAGGAAAAGAAAAGATTGCTGATTACCGACCGGCAAAAGGATATCGTGATGGCATCCAACAAGGCAAGAAAGCTCTGGCTCGTGATTTATCACATATCATCGACACCCATCTTCAGATATCTTTGAAACCTGAAAAGCAGAACAATAAAACTTCAATCAAAGCTTTCGAGAAATTCAAAGAAATGCTTGATGAAAGGAACTACGAGAAATGACCACACGTGAAATAAAGAGCAGAAAGCACATGGAATACAAACAGAATCGTAAAGATATTTATTATTTCATCGTGAAATACGAAAAACGCAAAGGCAAAATGCCACAGGTTAAAACGATAGCTGAGGAATTGGACTTGACTTACTCACATCGAAGTTGAGAAAAATATTAAAAGTGGAGGGAAAATAATGGCAGAGAATTGTAATGAATGTAGTATCGCATGGATACGTGGAAGTGATTATGCTGAGATATCGGCGTACAACGGAAGTACTTTAAAGAATCGAACACTTAAACTGAAAGAAGAAAACCCGGAAGATGTGAAGGTTATCGCAATTAACAAAGATGGCTCGATTTTCGCTCATGTTCCGAGAAAATACGTGCCAAATTTACGAGCCCCGAGAAAACTGACAGAAGAGCAGAGGGCAGAACTGGTTGAGCGAGGAAAGAACATGTCGAAATGGAAAGTAACTGATGTAGAAGAAACGTCAGATTTCGATTTTGACGATGAAGATGTAGAAATCCTGGATGGTGAAGATAAAATTGGTTTTTAGGAGAAGAAATGAGAGTAGATGTTCAGATGAGGAATAATGCTATAACGATTCAAGAATTGAGAGTGTATCTGGCAGAAAAGGTACGGGATCCGCAAAGGAAACCGTATCAAGTACACAGAACGCGGAGATGAAAAAGTGGAACACATTTATGAGGTCGATGCGATTTATCCGCATTGTGTGTTGCTGCGAGATATTTTCGATAACACAAGGATTTGCCCGTGTTACGGAAAATTAAGAATGATGTTGAATGAAATTGAATAAGAATCTGGTTAAGAAAATGGGAGTATAAAATCATGGATGACTGCACAATAGCGTGTCAGTTACTTACGTGGGGAAAGTGAGGATGGGAAATGAAATTCAAAAGTAACGCTAAGTATAATGAAGAGCCCAAAACCGGAAGTATTTTCGCCTTAAACTACAATTCTTTAAAAATCGTTATTCACAAATACGTCGGCTATGGAGATACGCTGTTTCTCAACTGTAGTACATTGGGTATTTACAACTACGATCTCAGAACAGAGGATTTTAAGGAAGCTGTCAGCAAAGCAAAAGAAGTCGTCATGCGTGAAGTTAAGAAAATCAGAGAAGATGCTTACAGATTCTATTCAGACAGCAACATTGAATTTGATAGATATTAGGAGGACGCAAAATGAAATTATATTTCTACATTTTGGACAGCAACAGAGAATTCAATCCAGAAACTAAAACATTAGGAGACTACGTTTTCAAGATCAGAGTTGAGGAATGCGAGGTGGTTGAGAAACCAAAAACCTACAAAGCAGTAACTCGATTTCCAGACGGAATCTACATTGGGTATGTGAAAAAGGAAGATATCGGAACAATTTCTGGTCATTCAACGCCGTACATTGTGTTGACAGTACCGAATTATCAGTTTGTAAAAGATAAATTTTTAGAAAAATATAACGTTGAAATCTGCAGACTCAAAAAAGCAATCGCTATGTACGAGGATAAGATAGCTGCGGTTGAGAATTACAAGGAGGACGCGAAATGTTAATCAGAAGTCAGAACAAGAGGGGGGGGGATAAACATGAGTAAGTTTGTAGACTTAACAGGAAAGCGTTTTGGAAGGTTAACAGTAATAAAGCGAAAAAAGACGAACGATACCAATAGAACATATTGGATATGCCAATGCGATTGCGGAAACATAAAAACCGTAGATGCGCACAGACTTAAAACGGGATACACAAAATCGTGCGGTTGTTTAAGCGTTGATATTGCAAGGCAAAAAGCTACAAGACACGGATTAAGGCATACAAGGATATATAACATCTGGCGCAATATGAAATACAGATGCGAGCACAAAGATCACCCACAATATATTGATTATGGCGGTCGTGGGATTTCTGTTTGCGAAGAATGGCATGATTTTATGATGTTTTATAAATGGGCAACAGAGAATGGGTATCAAGACAATTTAACGATTGATCGCATTGATAATAATAACGGATATTCGCCTGATAACTGTAGATGGGTGGACGCAAAAATACAAGGAAATAATAAAAGAAATAATTTAATTGTAGAGTTCAAAGGAAAACTAATGACAATTTCTCAAATTTCCGATCTTACTGGAATCAATTACGAAAAATTAAGAAAGGCATTTCATTCTGGCCACATATATAAAATACTTAATGACGTGCCAGAGGATAGTGAGGTGAAAGCATGAAATACAGGAAGAAACCAGTCGTAATTGATGCTGTCCAGTGGACTGGTACAAATCATCGAGAAATATTTGATTTTCTGACAAATGGCAATTGCCCGGAGGAGTATATGGCATCTGATTTCCCGATTGTATCTGATAACTTCTATATCGACAAATGGAAGGTTCCGGGCGGTCTGGTTATTAAGACACTTGAGGGCGAGCATCTGGCGAATATTGGTGATTATATTATCAGAGGTGTTTGCGGAGAATTTTATCCGTGTAAACCAGATATATTCAGAAAAACTTATGAGAAGGTGGAAGTATGAGCCATATCAAAGACAGATTGTCCAGTTATCATGATTGGATGCAAGATATTGTAAAAAGATATGAATTGGTTACTGCTAGAGATTTTCTAGAAATGATAGAACAGCTTCAAGAGGATCTGGAACAGGATGAGAAAGAAAACGGATGGATTCCAGTCAGTGAGAGATTTCCGGAATCAAGCGGTACGTATCAAGTAACCTGCATGGACGGAAGAATATATCGTTCAACCTATGCAAAATTTCAAAGCAGATTGAAACGCTGGGAACTAACTGGTGCTAGGGCGTATTGGAAAGTCACGGCATGGCGACCACTTCCAGAACCATATAAGGAGGATTAAATATGATTGAATATATTGATAAAGACGTCGAAAAAATTGGAGATGACCTGAACACGTTGGTTCAAAAATGCGCAGAAGCAGGGGGCCATGAACTTGAATGCACCATATCTTACGACGGTGATCTAAAACTTGATTGTTATTTTACTTTTGAGGAGCACAAGGAGGATGAGCCATGATTACATTCTTATTAGTATTCGCCCTTGGAGCTATATTCGGAGTGGCTGGTCTTGTATGTGCAGCGATCATGTACGACAAACACCACCCAGACGATTAGAAAGGAAGCTATGAGAATACAACTTATAGATGTTGATGGTCATAATTTCCCGAATTTGCCATTGATGAAAATATCGGCATGGCATAAGGGAAAAGGCGATTCCGTAGAATGGTACGACCCATTGACAGCATGGATAAATCCACCAGATAAGGTGTATATGAGCAAGGTGTTTACGTTTACGCCGGATTATCCACATCCTGTATGTGGATCAGAAATCATAAAGGGCGGTACAGGGTACGAGTATCCGTCTGGTGGGGAACCATTACCAAGTGAAATTGAACATATTTATCCTGATTATGGCCTCTATCCAGAGCTATGTAAAGATACCGCTTATGGTTTTCTTACAAGAGGATGCCCTAGAGGGTGCGATTTCTGTATCGTAAAAGATAAAGAAGGAAAGAAAAGCTGTAAAGTATCAAATTTATCAGAATTTTGGAATGGTCAAAAGAATATAGTCTTGCTTGATCCGAACATGTTCGCTTGTACAGAATGGAAAAATCTATCTGAACAGTTGATAGACAGCAAAGCATATATAGATTTTTCACAAGGCTGCGATATTCGGATTATGACCGAAGAAAAGGCAAATTACATTAAGCAAATGAAAATAAAACAGATTCATTTTGCATGGGACAGATATGAAGATAAAAACATGATTATGCCAAAATTCCAGATGTTCAAGAAAATAACCGAATGGGATCGCAGAAAGATGCCTGTATATGTGCTGACAAATTTTAATACCACATTTGAACAGGATTTGGAAAGAGTATACACACTTCGGGATTTAGGGTATTGGCCCTACGTGATGATTTTTGATAAGCAAAACACAAAACCTACCGATTCCGTCAGGAGATTACAACGATGGGTAAATATGAGAGCTACGTTTGAAAGCGTAAGAAAGTTTGAAGATTATACAGGATAGAAAGGAGAACGGTATGCTGACAAGGAATAAAAAACTGAAAGACTACGGTATTCCGCCGGAGGACATAGAAAAACTGAATACGATGCTGAAAGACTTCCCGGCAGAGTACGGATACCTGCTTTCCGGTGCCGCCTTGTCAGCTTGCCCGAAAAACACGGTGATAGCGGATATGGTTATTGAGAATATCCTGCACCGGAAAAGTTACAGGAAAATCAGTAAAGAAAGATATATCCCGATGAATCCGAAGGACTTTTATGGATACAGGCGCAAGACCGTTGCTGTACTGTATGAGAGGATGCGGTTGTTGGGAGTGTGGGAGGATGAAAAATGACTGAAAATCCTAATTACGATCCAGACTACTGCTATGAATGTGGTGGGTATGGAGATGACTACTACATAGACGAAGACGGAGAACTGGTTTGCAGGTGTCCAGAATGTCCGTTTAGCGAATTTTGGGAGGATAAATAAATGAAATTAATTGATTTGATAGCAGCAATTGGCGGTGATCCTGAAAGTGAAGATAAAATTCAGATATGCCACCCGGGAAGAAACTGGGATAATTACGATACATTCAATGCCGGTTCGAAGCTGCTGAAACCATTTTACGACTTGAAAGTAAGCTGCCTTTCAGCGATAGAAACAGATGTGATTAGAGTTGACTTGGATTTTAATGAGAAAGGTTGATGGAAATGCGCTTAATAGATGCTGATAAAATTATTGATTCACTTGGCTTTTCGGATATAGATTTTGCAATAGGTGCAGTAATTGATGAACAGCCGACAGTTTTTGACGTGAACAAGGTTGTGGAGCAGTTAAAAGATTTAAAAGCAATGTACTGGGTTTCAATTGCAAATACGGGAGATGAAAAGTTGGATGTTGCTTACGAAAAGGTAGGAAATGCATTGGACAGGGCAATAGAAATCGTAAAGGAGAATGGAGCTGAATGAGAGAAATTCTTTTCAAGGCAAAGCGGATTGATAATGGCGAATGGGTTGAGGGATGTTATGTGACATCTGATGGTAAATCTTTTATTTGTATGGATATAGTAGAACATTATTGTGTTATTGCACTTAGATGGTTCGAAATTGATCCAGAAACCATCTGCCAGTTCACGGGACTTTGCGACAAGAACGGGAAGAAAATTTGGGAAAATGACATTTTGATGTGTCATGGAACCCCAGAAGACCTTGTAAAAGCGGTATTTGGAGAATTTGGTGTAAGAGATATTGAAACCGGATCCATAGTAGATAAAGTTATCGGATGGCATTACGAAGTTGTCCCAACAGATGCAATCAGTAAGTGCGAACCATTCTGTTGGTCAATGCCCCTGACAGAATATTATATCGACAGGTGCGAAATGGAAGTAGTTGACAACCCAGAATTATTACAGGAGGAATGGATTAATGGCATGTGCAAAGAAATGTGATAGATGTGGAAAGCTGTATGAGCAGTACAATTCTAAAAACGATAGAAAAAATCCTAATGAGATCATGGTATTAAATTTAGATGCCCAGAGAAAATATTATTCGCATGGTGCTATAGATTTGTGCCCTGGTTGTATGAAAGAATTTCAGGATTGGATGGAAGAGGTGAAGTAGATGGAGAGATTAACAGAAAGAATAAAAAGACTGCAAAAGGATGACTTGATTGTGTATACAAATGGGAAATATGAAGATACGATTCCAGCAGAAATGACAAATGACGATATAAGGGCAGTATTGAAAAAACTTGCTGATTATGAAGACTTAGAAGAACAGGGCTTACTTGTGAGGTTGCCGTGTAAGGTTGGAGATATTATTTATGTAGATAGCGCAATACTTCCGATAGAGGATATGGAAGGCTATGAAGACATAGACAATAAGCTTCCCTCATATTTTCAAGGCCGAGTTGTTTCATTCCGGTTTGCGAAAAGGAACTGGGTAAAGATTGCGGTTAAGGCGAAGTGGTTGTATGAATGGATTGATGATGAGACTGGGCCAGAAAGTGATTATATAGAGTATGAGAAAAAATTTTCAATCTTATTGTCAATGATTGGGAAATATATATTCCTCACTCGTGAAGAAGCTGAGAAGAAGCTGGAGGAGATGAAGAAGGATGGCGAATAAAATGGAAAAAGCAAGTATTCCTGTTAAAGTCGAAAAGGAAATTGTAACGGAATTAGAACAGATTTTTAGAATCGTAGATGACAAGCCATATTTTGAATTAAAATACAAGAAAGTTGGCGAGGATTATTACCACGTAGGATATAGTTCGTTCGATTTCCATAATGTTCTGAAATGGGAAAAAGAATATTTTGAGTTGGCTAATTGTATTGAATGTAAGTTCGGACAGAAAAATGTTGCAGGTAGAAAGTGTCAAGCGTGCATAAATAAAAATATGTTCGAGAAAATCTGAAACGGCAGTTTCATGGAAATAATAAAACCATGACAGAAGCGAGAGAAGCAGAAAGGATGGAAAAGAATGAATAAGAAAGAAATCGCAGAAATTAAGAAACAGTTTACTCCAGCCAATTGCACAATCACACGCATTTGTGGTTGTTATGTGGACGCAGAAAAGAACAAGAAAACCAAAATTAAAGAAGCATTCCTGTCTCTTCCAGAGGAAGAAATGTTTAAGTATTTTGACATTTTCAAGAAAACTATGTCTGGCAGACTTGGAAAAAACCTTATGAACCTTGATTTTCCATTATCACAGGAAAAAGAGGGTGGAACGCAGGAATTTCTTATGCGGGTCAGAGCAAGCAGGCTTAAAAATGATGAGCTTTTGGACGAGTTCTACGACAAAGTGATTGAAAATTACGATTATCACGAAAATTACTACATAGTTCTCATTCATGCAGTGTATGACGTTCCGGGAAAAGCTTCTGATGGAACCGAAATGCACGATGCATCAGAAGAAATTTATGAACACATTCTGTGCAGCATTTGTCCAGTAAATCTTTCAAAGGCTGGGCTTAGCTATGATGCGGCTGAAAATAACATCAAAGACAGAATTCGTGATTGGGTAGTCTCAAGACCAGAAACAGGATTCTTATTCCCTGTATTCAATGACAGAAGCACTGATATTCATGGAACCTTGTATTTCAACAAAAACATAAAGAATATTCATCCCGACTTCATTGAAAACGTTCTTGGCACACCAATTCCCCGTATACCCGGCAACGAGATCAATGTCTTTTCAGATTTTATCATGGACAATTTCGAAAGAAATACAACATTCAATTTCGCGGAAAGTCTGGTTGAATCTTTGCAGGAAGTAAGAGAACAGAAGAAAGACATCCCGGAGATGGTAACTGTGTCATGTGATGAAATGGAACAGATTTTTGGATATTGCGGAGTTCCAGACGAGAAATTGTCGGATTTCAAAGAAAACTGGGAAATGTATTTCAGCAATGAGCCTGTTGCTCTTGACAATATTCATAATTCAAAAACTGCAAAAATTGTAACACCAGATGCAACAATCTGCATCCAGCCAGATAAAATTGCTCTGATTGAACTGAAAGAAATAAACGGCGTTCCATCTCTTGTAATTCCGGTAAATGGAGAACTGAAAATCAATGGAATTGAAGTTGAATTAAAATAAACACTTTTGAAAAACCAGAAATTGGAGAAAGGAATTTTAGAATTGGCAAATAAAAGAATGTTCACAATGAAAATTGTTGACAGTGATAACTTTTTAAATATGTCAGCTAACTCGCAAGCAATCTACTTTCAACTGTGTATGCGATCTGACAATAATGGCCGCTTAAGACGCTGGAAGCGAATTTTTCAAATTATAAGTATAAATGAAAAAGATGTATCTGAGTTAATCGAAAATGGGTATTTAAAAAAAACGGCAAATGGTGTATATGAATTACCTCTGTTTAAAGAGACCACAGGATATGGAGAACAAGAAAAAGGAAGGCACACAAAAGAATATAAAAAATGGAGAAAAGGAGTTTTGGAACGCGATAAATACATTTGCCAGATGTGCGGAAGCCCAAACTCAAACATAGTTCACCATAAAATAAGATTCAGAGATTGCTATGATAATGAAAATATTGCTTATGATGTAAACAACGTAATTTGCTTATGCGAAAGATGTCACAAGATGGTACATGGAGGTGGAAATTATATAAATGGCTAAAGTAAGCTGGATCAAAATTGAAACAGAGATGTTTAATAATGTTAAAATCGGTCATATCAGAAAGCTTCCAGAAGGAAACAACATAGTTCTTATTTGGGTTATGCTTCTGACGATGGCCGGAAGATGCAATGCTAATGGACTTATCTTTCTGACAGAAAACATTCCGTATAATGAAAAGCTGCTGGCAGATGAACTTGGCTTTGATGAAAGTGTAATACAACTTGCATTGACTGCTTTGGAAAATTTTGGAATGATTACCAGAGATGGAAATATGCTTGCAATTCCAGGATGGGAAGAACATCAGAATATCGAAGGCATGGACAAGATCAGAGAACAGAATAGAATTAGGAAACAGAAACAGAGAGAACGGCAGAAACTTGCAATTGAACAAGATATGTCACGTGACAGTTCACGTGACGTCACGCAACAGAATAAGATAAAGAATAAGAAAGAAGAATTAGATAAAGATAAAGATAATAATTTAATAGTATCTAAAGATACTATTCGTCAGACAGATGTCCGACGTGTTATTGAGGAATGGAACAAATTACAGGACGTTGGCATTGCTCCTATCAGGGATATCAAACCAGCATCAAAGAGATGCCAGTTACTTAAAGGCCGAATAAGAGAGTATGGCATGGATGATCTCTTAAAGGCTATGGACAACATCCGCCACAGCGATTTCCTGAGAGGCGAAAACAAAAATGGATGGATGATTACTTTTGACTGGTTTGTAAAACCGAATAGTTTCTTAAAGGTTTTGGAGGGTAACTACAATGGGGACAGGAAACATGGATCTGGTGCAAAAACTCAAAGAAAAGTCGAGCCACTTATCCCGTTCGGAACGCTCAGTGATGACGGAGACTCAGACACATTGCCGTTTATGTGATGATTCCGGATGGGTCTGGAGCCGTGATCAATATGGAGTTCCGTATTGCCAGGAGTGTTCCTGCGGTATCCGTAAAAAAACGATTCATAGAAATCAACTTAAATTTGCAGAGATTCCAGATATCTACAAGGACGCAATGTTTAATAACTTCCGGTCGGCAGTATACCAGCTGCCGGAGAGCCGGGAAACAATAAAGCAAGCTGCAAAAGCTGTTCGATACTGGGTAGAAAATATCAATGACATGCAGAAACAGGGAATCGGACTGTATTTTTACTCTAGCACGAAAGGCTCTGGAAAAACCCGAATGGTATGCAGCCTGGCGAATGAACTGATTGAAAAGCATCAGAAACAGGTAAAATTTTCAACGTCTATGAAAATCCTTGACGAGATCAAGTCCACATGGGGGAAAAGATACAGTCCGGATAAAACGGAAGAACAGTTGATTGATGAACTTGCCAGAGCAGATATTCTAATCATTGATGATTTCGGCACAGAAACCGAAAAGGACTGGGTAAATGAAAAATACTATGAAATTATCGACGGACGCTATACAAGCCGAAAAATCACGATTTTCACAAGTAATTACTGTATTTCTCGGCTAAATTATGATGAACGTATCACCAACCGGATTCTGGAGCGGTCACTTGAAATCCCATTTCCGGAAGAATCTGTCCGGGAGCACATAGCGGAAACAATGAAACAGCAAATGATAGCAGGTATCATGGGAGGGGCAAAATGAACAGCGTGGTGTTAAAAAGAAAATTCGCAGGGAAACCGGTAACTATGCCTTATTCAGCTGCAAAGATTGAAAGAATGCAGCGGATGTTTGATGAGTCCAGAGAAAAAGTTCTGGCAGCTAGAAATGAAGAAATTGAAAAAGCGTATCAGAAAGGCAAGGAAGACGGGATCAGTAGAAGCGTGAGCGTTTTAAACAAAGTTGTAGAAAACGCAAGGGAAGAAGAAAGAGAGAAAAGCTACAACGCCGGTTTCGAACAAGGATTTACGGATGGACAGGACTGGGCGAATGTTGAGAACAGCGTAACATTGCTTTTGGCACTGCATAGAGCGTACGACTTTGAACCGGATCAGCTGATGAACGTAGTGGAAAAGAGTAACAAATATGTGCATCAGGCAAATGAAGGAAAACCAACTATCGGTACTCTTGCACGACAGTTGTACAATGAATGCCAGATAAAGTTGTGCGAACACGAAGTGGAAATTTTAAGAAAGTACAGTTTGTTTGAAGAGGGTGATCCATATGATTAAGATAAGCGCAATGTACAAAGATTCCGGCGGAACAAATCCGTATCACCGATGTGAGGAATGTTTGAGGTACCGGTCTGGAAAACATCCGAGGTGCCTGAACTACAATGGAGATGTGGATTGGAAACCAAACTACATTGCTTGCAAATTTTTCGCAGATGAAAAGAAAGATGAAATCAAAGGACAGATGGATATATTTGATTTGTTGTAAAATAAAGTAATTGATTGACTAAAAAACGCTAGAATCCATTTTGAGTAAGCTTGCATAGAAATATATGCCTAAGATATTTTGAAAGGATTTTAGACCTTTTCAGCAAAGGAAGGAGTTTGGCATGAACAAAGCGTTATTACTGGCATTGAACGAACACATATACCTTCAGGGACTAATCAGCAAAGAAATGAAAGAAAAAATTGATATTGAGATTCTTTCTGAAAATTAATTCAAAACTATTGAGCGGAGATGAGATAGAAGTTATAATAATCTTATCTCTGCTCTTCCAAACAGAAGGGAGAACGGGGCATGAACGTTTATCGCACTAGAGAAATACTGAAGACTTGCAGTATTTTCGATCTAAAATTAAAGGTGGCGTTTTACGCAAGAGTAAGCACAGAATCAGAAGACCAACAAGTTTCCATCCATCACCAGGATGAATATTACAGAAACTTCATTGCTCAAAATAGAAACTGGGTATTTGTTGGGGCGTACATTGACAATGGAATATCGGGAATACGAACTGAGAAAAGAGACGAATTTCAACGTATGATGGCAGACGCCAAAGCTGGGAAAATTGATATGATCGTAACGAAAGAAATTACCAGGTTTGCGAGAAATACCTTAGACAGCATAAAATATACAAGAGAATTACTGATGTATGGCGTATGCGTATGGTTTCAAAACGACAACATCAATACGATTGACGAAGATAGTGAATTAAGACTTACCATAATGTCCGGAATTGCCCAAGATGAATCAAGAAAACTCTCCAATCGAATAAAATTCGGACATGCGCAGTCAATAAAAAATGGGGTAGTCCTTGGATCCCGAATATACGGGTACATCAAGAAAGACGGAAAGCTTACGATCGACCCCAAAACAGCTCCGATGATAAAAGAAATATTCGAAAAGTATTCTACGGGAGAATGGTCCACATCCGCCATTGAGAAATATCTATACAAAAAAGGATATCGAAATTACAAAGGCGGAAAACTCAGCCGAGATAATATCAAAAAGATAATCAAGAATCCGAAATACAAAGGCTATTATTGCGGCGGAAAAGTAAAAATTGTCGATATGTTCACTAAAAAGCAAGAGTTTTTGCCAGAGGACGAATGGACAATGTACAAAGATGACGGGAACCATGTTCCGCAGATTGTAGATGAATCCGTATGGGATAAGGCAAATGTCATTATGCAAACACGGAGCGATGCGATCAAATCCCACAGAACGTCTTTCAAACAAAATAATTTATTCACTGGATATATCTTTTGCGGTAATGATGGAGCACCGTACTGGATGAAGCAGCACACTATAAGAGGGCGTGAAGATGCAAGATGGGTATGTAGCTATCGTATAAAAAACGGAGCGCAAAGCTGTAACTCTTTTGGGATACGTGAGAGAGAATTAAGGGTGATGCTTGCAGACCTTATCAATAAATCCGGGGATATCCAAACAGCTATTGAAAAATATATAAGCTTGGTTGAAAAGAACATAGACTTCAGCAACGATGGGGCTGAGATAAGCCGACTTAAAAACATGATTCTCCAGATAGAGAAAAAGAAAGACAAGCTTCTTGACCTGAATCTGGATGGAATCATAACAAACTCTGAATACATTGAAAAAAGTGAAAAATTCAAGGATGAAATTGAAAGCATAAACAATAAACTTTCCGAACTGGAATCAAAAGAAGAAGCCAGCAAAGATTTTCATTTGAAATTAAAAGAAATCGGTATGATATTAAACGATCTACAAGGAGTTTGCCCAGAAGACATCACCAAAACGGTTCTGGGAGAATTTTTGGACAAAATATTAATAAATCCAAAGGGCCCACAGGAGTGCGAAATTTTGTTCTTTTTAAAGACCGGAGATGTAAAAAAAAAGTCAATAACCGAGCGGGATAAACCGGGCTGTTCTGAATATTTTTTTTTAAATAAGTTCTCAGAACGACACGCCGTATTTTACAGGAAAATCAACTATGTGGATGGATGCGAAAAGGAATTTAACTACACTTACGCATTTGCAATCTAAATAATATACAAAAGATGAACGGAAGAGCAGAGATGTAATTTTTTGACATTTAAGAGAATATCTGATAGTATGAAAACATACTAATGACGACATCGGTTCCAATTCCCGGAACAGGATGTCTTTTTGTGTTTTTAAGGGGTGATAACCATGAATCATACCGCATATGACGTAATGAGAGAATATATGATCGAGGGAGCAGAGCTGGACGGACCATACCAGTTCCCCATGATGCCACGGTATACCGGCAGACCTGGAACAGATACTGTCGACTTCAAAGACAGCTTTGACCGGCGGATAAAGAACTACAGGGACTTGACTGTCAATTTCTATATCCATGACAACGAATTTGAAAAAATCTGGAATTGTCCGGATAAATATATCGAGCATCTAAAATGCTTTAACAGTGTGATCGCACCGGATTTCAGCATGGCAGTTGGAGAAGGTGGTATGCCATTTGCTATGAACATCTGGCAGAAGTACCGCAATCATGCGATAGCGCATTATCTGCATATGAACGGAATTCGTGTGATTCCAAACGTGAACATACCACCGGAATACTGCTATGATTGGATTTTTGACGGAATACCAAAAAAAAGCACGGTTGCCTGCTGCACCAATGGGCGAGTGAAGTCGAAAGCATCACGACTGGAATTTTGCAAGGGATTTCAAGAGATGGTCCGTAGATTAGAACCACTGAGAGTTATCATCGTCGGACGGATGCCACAGGAACTGCAAACAGATATAGAAATTATCAACTTCAAAAGCAGAAACCAGAAGATCAAGGATAGGGAGGGAAAATATGGGATTCTCAACTGAGCGATCAGCGCACAATAAAGTTCGTAGGAAGAAAGATAAAACGGAACAGAAGGTAAAAGTTCGGAAACAGCGGACCACATACAAAACGAAGAATACAGCAAGGAGAAAATCTGAGGGATTAAATAAATTAAATTGATTCGTGTTTTTTCATAGTCCCACGGAAGATGCTATGGATTAATATATGCAAGATAAACAAAATGGAAATCCGGAAAAGAAGTTATTTTTGAGCCGTTCCATTTTTGTGCCGGTTTTTCGGGACCTTTCTGAGTCTGAATATTGCGAATATTCAAGAGCCAGCAGAAATATTGTTCGTTTCACAACCAGTATGACCAATTCTGCAAAAGGCTGTGGATCACCTGCGGACCGGTGCCGGGGATTTTCCAGACGTCAATAACTGACGCTCTAATTTCGCCCACAACGACCACAAAACAAATAAGGCTATAACTTCTTCAACCGGAATCTAAACGTCCGTTTAAAAGCCAAATAGGACGGTTGTGCAGCACGCCCAAAACAGAACATATTTTCGTCACTGTTCGGACACTGCGTCCCAGATCGGCGCCAGCTGCACAGAAGCACGACAAAAAGAGCCGGAAACGGCTATATATAATCATAGTATCATCATGCTGGAATCCTGTCAACTGTGAGTGTTGATTGATAGAAGCGCACAAAAACGGCTCAAAAATCCGGCAATGGTAAAAACATCAAGGAACGCCAAAAAGACGAAAAGCGACGAAAAAGCAAATCAACAACCGCATTTCTGGGCAAGCAAAAGTTAAGTTATCAAGGTACACGGCTTGTAGATAGATTTCACAAGCCTGATTCGCTCCACAGGCCGTGAACCTGGCGCCGGACTGGATACCGGAAGAGCAGCAGAAAAAGAGCAGTGTTTTTACTGCTCTAAAAAATTAACATTAACTGACCGGGGCAAGTCCCGGAAAAACTCCGAAAAACCGCCGTCAGTGGTGTTGTACTGCCTGTCGGAAGTCGGGATGATCTGCCCGGCCTTCAGCTCCATGCAAGACAGCTGTAAAAAACCGGCTTGTTTCGTTGACCGGTGCAGGGTGTACCGCATGACGGACACCGCCCCAGACTGACACCGCACCGGCGGAAGGTCGTACCAGATCAACGGCACAGAACCGGAAGCGACCGCATGAAAAACTTTCGCCGCTTCCTGGCGTGCTGCATTCTCTATCTTTTTGACTTCCGAAAAATCGCCGCTTTTTATAGCGGCGACGGTTTGTTTTTGCGTGGGTTTTCTAATTTCGATTATTTTTTCACTCATCAGCAGAACACCTCCCCGAACATATAAGAGCCATTATTTTTGAAACATTCGTTCCAGGCTGTAACAACTTCTTCAGCTTCTTTCCTGGATCCGCAAAGGTTAGCCGCTGCGATGCCTTTGATCGCCAATTTCGAAAGCAAGTTATCACTTTCAGAAACCTTGACGACATAAGCATAGTTTTTTTTGTTCTCTGTCACCTGTACGGCGATATAACTAATTTTCTTCTTCATATTTTTTCTTTCTTCCCTGTACCCATGGGAGCGGGTATTTTTTTGCTAAATACAAAAAAAGTATTGACTATCTAAGGGGAAAATGCTATATTGTAATAGCTGGATGCTATTCGATTTTCGAATGCATTTTCTGGAGCGGTCTAACGTGCGTTGTTAGATCGCTTTTTTTTATCGGTCCGTTAATTTAACTTGACTTTTCCAGCTGCATGATGTATTATAGTTGTATCAGCTAGCAACAGTTGCTGGTCCTTAACGTACCATGATTTCGTTGAGGGTCGTCTTGGTCTACGGCAAGGCGTTGAGTTGAAAAATATTATTATATATTTGCTAAAATGCAAAAAGCGGGAAGGCGTGACAGATGTCACGCCTTTTCACTATTCTGAAAACCGCGGAACAAGAACCCCGTCTTTTGTTTTTCGGCTTCTGGTTACCTTATACCCGTTTTCTGATACAGTTTCGCGAATATATTCTGCTCCTTCTTCGTTCCACTCAATAACTTTATTCAATTTTTCAATATAGACTGCGTTGTTGTCTACCATTTCCGCACCGGTAGAAGCTTTTCCTTTCTGATATGCGGTGCTGATTGCCTGCATAACAAGTGCAAGCTGCGCGCCGGTTAATTCGTTAACCAGTTTTTCGGGAAGCTGGTTTTCTACTTCGGAATATGTGCCTGCTCCCTTGAAACCTGTGTAAAGCTCCATTGCTCTGTTTAATTTTATACTGTGCTTCATTTTCTTTTCCTCCATTTTCTATTATTATACCAGTTTCCCACCGGTATTTAAAGGGCGCTGCCGGGAATCGAACCCGGCCGGAACCATTACGCCTGATTCAAACAATCATTGATTTTCTTTTTCAGATGTGGAAATGCTTCACAAATTTCCTGCACGCTGTCGGCGTAATAATCGCCCACTATTTTTCCAAAAATTGTAATATTTCCAGAATAAAAACAGCCAAGATTATTAAACCAGATGTCAAGTCCTGTTGCCTGTTCCTTTTTGTCACCATACCACATGTCAATTTTAATCATTTTATTTTCCTCCTGATTTTGTTTTTTAAAGGCCGCCGGGGAAATGCTCCCCGGTACGCTTGCCGGCCTAATTGCATTTAACTTCAAGCGGCTTTATAATTCCGTTTCTCAATTCTTCCAGCGCGATTTTATTAACTTCATTTGTAAAATAATCCACCTCGTAAGAATCAATAATTTTGTTTTGAATGTTCATTCTTGCATAAAATTCTTGTGTATTATCTTCCCAGTACCACACAAAATAAGTATGCAAGATGTAATTCTTATCATCATAGACACGTTTACAACGTCTTTTACTGCCGTTCATCAAGAAAATATCTTCTTGCGCGTTTAATGCGTCAAATTCTATATTAGAAAGATGATGTTCTATTTCTTTGTATGTCCAGATAACAGCACCGCCCCATGTATTTTTTTCGGTCGCAACTGCTCTTTTAGTTCTCAACCATGCTTGCATATCTTCCTCAGTTCTCCATGCATAGCTACTCATTCCAGCTTTAGAAGCAAAATATTGATAATCTCCGTTGTTTTCTGCTTTTCTATATGACAAATAATATTTATCATGTGTTTTTGTGGAAAACATTTCTTTATTATCGTTACACTCCCACAAATTAACTGTTGCAGTAAAATAAATTCCACCATTTGCGCGAGCCCCAGCACTTCCCCAAGTCCAAAAAGTCTTGCTTGACATGCCTTTATATGCAAATTCGTTTTCTTTGTGATGGCTGAATGCACCGCCTGAAGCGCTACCGCATAACTTACTATCGCAAATACTCAAATGCACTCCGGCGTTTTCACAAAGTTCTATATTTTCCCCGCTCTTCATTGTCGCGGTTGCTTTTGGAAAATATTCCCCGTATTCGTTTGTGTACTCTACTACATCATATTGTTGAATAACGTTTACAGAGCGTGATCTTTCAATCATTTCGATAATGCGGTTAACTTTTTCTACATCTGATTCATCAATCACGTAATAGATGTCGAAAAGCTCGTTTTCTTTCTTTAATGTTTCAAGTGTATACTTTTTCATAGTTCATTTACCTCTCTTTTTATTTTTTTAAAGTCCGGCGGTTGCGTTGGGGCTACGGCTTGACCGCCGCCGGAAAGGTTAGAACTTTTTAGCAAGTTCTAATGAATCCGAAAGATACAGTATCTTCAAATCCAAAAGGCTGTTCTGCCTTATATGTTGTTTTACGAGTTAATATAATGTCGTAGATCGGAAGAGCACACGTCTGA